GTCTAGTTTAGTTTTTGTGTTGTAGTGCCCCACCCCATTAGAGAATGGTTCTGGGGCACTTTTTATTGAAAATCAGCCATTTGAAAATAAGCAAAAAGATAGTATCACCCTCAAAAATGACGGTTTTCGATTGTAAATGCAATTGTAAATAACAATTTTATTGCATTTTAATTGCACAAAAATGTAAATCTAAATTACAAAAGAACTAAGTAGAACTTAAATATATTGATTATGGCAATGATAAATGCGGTTGTAATAAACAGCCAAAAATTGAAAAGTGGAAAGTACAGGATTAAAATTTCCGTAGCCCACAAAGGAATTACAAGATACATATCTACGGATATGGATATTGAATCACCGTCACTGCTCAAAAACAATAAGGTGGTGAGAGGAGAAAATTCATCTATCTACAACATGAAGATAAAAGCCATTTTAGAAAAATACGAAAAAATCCTTTTGGAAATTGATACAGACGCATATAATTGTCAACAACTGATTGAGATTCTTAAGCGTGGGAAATCAGATAATGCCCAGACATTGAGATGTGCATTAGACAGTTACGTTAAATCATTGGAACGACCGAAATCGGTTAAGCTATACACTCTTGCAGTAAATAGGTTTATAAAATTTATGGGATATGAAGTTATGTTACGTGACATAACTCCGGAAAATATACAGGGATTTAGCAATAAACTTGTTAATGACAAATTAAGCTCAACCTCGATAAACATATACACAACGCTCTTAAAAGTGGTAATAGACTACGCCATTAAGTTAAAGATGGTTGATTACAAGGTTTACCCTTACGAAGTCTATAAAAAGCCATCTGCGAACGTAAGAGACCTGGATATCAGTGTTACAGAACTAAAAAGGATTCGTGATCTAGAAATAGACAGATATAATCTAAGGATTGTTCGTGATATCTTTATGCTGTCCTATTACCTAGCAGGAATGAATATAGGAGATATTTTAGCTTACAATTTTAAGGGGAAAAAGCAAGTAACATATACACGTATAAAGACGGAACACACCAAGGACGGTAATTTGCAGACTTGTTTTTCCATACAACCGGAAGCTAAGGAAATAATAGACAGATACATGGATAAGAGTGGAAAACTTGTTTTCGGACGATATGAAACACGAAGTAAGGTGGATAACCTTCTATTCAGACAAATGCAAAATCTTGCAACAGAAGCAGGGATAAGCAGAAAATTGATATATTATTCGGCTCGTAAGTCGTTTGTGCAGCATGGTTTTGAAATCGGGATACCATTGGAGACACTGGAATACTGTATAGGGCAGTCGATGAAAAAAAACAGACCGATATTTAACTATGTGAAAATCATGTCAAAGCATGCAGATCTTGCCATAAGACAGATATTGGATAATCTCAAGTGAATTGTAAATATAGGTTGTATCAGTTTTTGATACAACCTATATGAATGAATAATTATACCAAAATAGAGAAATTATTCCTTATTAATTACCAATATTATATTGTTCTATCACAGCAACCATTTCCAAATCAAAGAAAAGGATACGTACACCATCATTGCATATACCGTATTGAGAACTGGGACGTTCATCGGTCCATCCGTTTTCAGCTATGACTAAATCAACTACTTTAAAAATTATATCCAAAGATACAAAGTTTATTTCTCGGTTGATAAAGTCTCTGAGTTCTTCTAATGTTTTCATTTTTTTAGTTTTCTATAAAATCAATCCTGCAACCTAGTGCATACCCTATCTTTGCAAGGATATCTATACCTGTACTATATTTACCAAGTTCTATTCGTGCTATGTGACCCTGGTTTATACTGACCAGCTCTGCCAACTTCACTTGGGACAACCCTCTTTGCTTTCTAAGTTCGGCAATACGCTTGCCGATTCGTTCTCTCTCATTCAAGTTCTCCATATAACCTCTCTTCCTCTCTTTCTTCTTCACACAAGAAATTCCACATCTCAATCAATGCTAATTCCTTATCTCTATTGCTTCCGCTGTTAGATGGATCAAGCCAATTTATATGGGCTATTCTATCTTTAAATTCATCATAGCTACAGTATATACTATCCGCATCTTGGTCGAACCAAATAAAACAACGAGGGAAAGATAGGCGAATAATCCCTATCTGGCCATGGTAATCAATAATGTTTTCAGCAAGGTATATACCTGGATATTTCGGATTTTCTTTTTTCATTAGTAGATAACAGCTTTTAATTTTACGTCAGTTATACAAACACTCTCTTGTCTCTGCACGGAATAGTAAGTGACATGATTACTCGAAACTTCAAACATCGGATAGATTGAATCAGGATCGTCTTTAATTCCTTCAACCGTGAATTTAACGCTACCTTGTTTTGCTGCCTGCTTGAATGCTCTGCGAAAATTTATATCTAATGAATTAAAAGTTTTCATAATCTTAATGCCGCTTATCCGTTGCCGCCGATTCTATTGTGTTATTTTGATACTGCAAATATAAATGTTTATCTTGACAATGCAAAATATTACATTAATAAAGAAGGCATGTTTTTAAACATTCATTCAGATAATACGCTTTGTGCGTATTCCGCACGCCTGTTTATTTTCGTTCTGAGCGCGGTTAAGCGATTTCGGGTAAATTCTAAGCCACTATGTGTGCGAATGCCTCTTGCGTTCAATCGTTCAACTACCTTGTCAATATCTTGCGGAGTATTGCACCCCTCCAACATGGCGGCTATCATATTGTTCTTTTCATCGTTCATCGCTTCCTTTCTTCTTTTTTCGCCATTTACCTTACCGCCTTTCGCCTGTCCGGTTGTTGTGCCCCCCAAAGAGGTACACCAGTTGCCCGATTTAGAGTAAAAGCCGCCTTCTTGCTCTATCTTTTTCTTTCTTGCTTCTAATGCAGCTTTAGTACGGTTCTTTATATTAAGCCGTTCTATCTTGGCAAAAGTTGCCATCATGGATAATTGCAGTTCTATAAGCGGATTCATGTCCGAGCAATCAATATCAAGATTTACATTTGATATAATTAACCGCAAACCCTTTGGGGCGAAAAATTCGGCTATCATATCGCTAAGTTCGATAATTCCACCTCTTGTAAGGCGTGAAACTTCCGACACAATAATAGTATCTCCTTTATTCGTCTTTGACAACAATTCGGATAGGTTTCTTTTTTTGTATGAAACGCTTCCGCTTATCCCTTCATCGGAAATAATCTCATCAATTTGCAGCCCTTTTGATTCGGCATACTTTGCTATTATATTTCTCTGGCTTTGCGCGTCTTGTTCGTCCGTTGAAAAGCGGTGATAAGCATATATCTTTCCCATAAATTAGCCCTCCTTAGATTAAAATTCGTTTCGGCAATGATTCGCCAATCTTATACAGTTCTACGCTTGTAACTTCTTGTGTTTCTTTAAGCAGGTTTATCCCATCGCTGTAGAAGTTTAGCAACCTTATAGCTTCTAATGCGTTACATGGTTGAAGCATTATACTACGTCCTTTTTCGTTAATCTGAATGAAATAATTCTTTTCCATAATCTTTTTGTTTTTAAGTTAGTAAATAGTTCCGCCCGTGGAACTTGCACCACTTGCAAGGCTTTCAACCTTTGGCGAATAATTCGGTTTAAAAACCGTTATTTCCTGTCATTTCCTTCATGCATCAATCGTCCTCAAATACTTCAAACTTATAAAGTAAATCTTTAACGTGTTCGGTTATCAAACCTTTTGAGAAATATTCGTCTGCCATTTTCTTTACATGGCTTTCTTTTGCCTTTTTGTATGCAAAAAATGCCGAATGTGCATCCGGAAAACTGCCTATATATATTCGTTGTGTGCCATCGCTGTAAGCTGCTGTATAGTATTTATAATTCATAACTGATACTCCAATCGGGTATTTCCCCCGTTTAGAACGGTTCTTAACTATTAATGTATTCAATTCCGAAGGCAAAGCGACGCAGGTTTCTGGGCTGTACAAAATGCCACGTTTTCCGCATTGTGATAAATCTTTGTCAATATCATAGCCTTCTGGAACATTTTCATCATACCATTTCTTGAAGTTAGAGTACTTATGCCATTCTTCACAAACCGTACATCCTTTGTAACTTGTCCGCTTTTTAAGAAATTCTTTTGAATAGCACCTTTGTATCATATTGCGCCAAACACAATATGATTTAGGCATTTCCCCGTTTATAGTTGCACCTTCTAAATCATTTATGCCAACACCGAAAATAATATTTTTACGTTCATTGTAAGAACATTTCCAGCACCCATTTCCCATTAAATGAGCGGAAGGGTCTTGCAGAAAAGAGCCATGTATAGGGCAGATTATTTCAACTTTTCTTTTTGGATTTACATACACAGTTTTAGAGTAATCATATTTAAATCCATGAACTTCATTTGCTTTCGCAATAAATTCTTCCGTTGTCTTTCTTCTTTTATAATTGCTGTTCTCTTTGCCGCATATAGGGCACCCATAAGGTGATTGCAAATGATAGTTTGGTTTTATTGATATTGCTCCATGTTTATGGCAAATTAGTTCAACTGGATTATTGCTATTTTTATACACAACATTAGAATAATCAAATTTATCTCCAAACTTTTCTTTTGACTTTTTTATGAAACTATCTATTGTATCAGAAAAACGCGTACCTGTTTTTTCGTGTGCGCACATAGGGCAACCTGCCGCACCGCTTAAATGAAGTGCTGGTGCTTGAATAAATGCCCCATGTTTTCTACATATTATTTCTACCTTTGTATGGTAATTCTTGTATTCTACTTTTGAATAATCATATTTATCACCATGAATTTTCATGGCTTTTTCTATGAATATTTCTTTAGTAAATCTTTGCGAGTCACCTCTCTTTTTGCGAGGTTTTTCGTTTCGGTCGCTACTATTATTCACAACCTCAACAATTTTGCGTTCCTTGGTCATTGCGCTAAATCATTAAATGTAAAAAGGGCTGCCAGCTCTGCTATCCGACCAAGGAACGCTACATATATAGCTATGCAGAGGGCAACCCCAATATCTTTATATCGTGGATTCAATGCTAAAATATGTCTGATTCCTTGGTCGGTGAATCGTGTGCAAATGTACGAAAAATAGCTCATATATGAAAATGTTTTTGTAGATAATTCGCTAAAAACCATTTTTCCCCGTTAATTCTTTTGCTGTTCCGCACAGAATCCAAATCAAAATGCATATAAAAAACATAGTCATTCCTCCTTTATTTAATTATTCGTTTTTAATATCCTTTTCCCACAACCCCAGCAGCCGTATTGCTGCCGGGGTGTCATACATGAAATATGTTGGCAAAAGCCCCAACAATGTATCTATGCTAATTGTGGCAATATATTCTTGTTTTTCTCAAAGTAGGCAAACAATACGTTTTTACGTTTGTCTGTCATTTGGCGAGATAAAGGTTGCTCCTCGCTTTCCGAAACCCCATAAACGCCTATTTCTCCAGTTGTCATCATTGCGCCTATCGTTGCACCATCGGCAAACCGTTCGGCTGCTTCTTTGTTTTCAAAACACCCGCGCCACTCGCTTATTACGCGGCTGTTGTTTACGAAATAAAATGTATAGTCCATATCTTTATCATTTTAGTTTGTAGTTCCCGGTGGCGGTGTTGCTCCGCCTTCCTACATTGGTTAATCTTGTTCTATCGTCCACTCTTTTTTTGCGAAGCCTTTAAAGTTGCCAAACGATTTTTTAAACGCTGCTAATGCTTCTTTCTTTGTTTTGCCGTAATAGCAATAACGCGCCCCATTATGGAACTCTACTGTTAACTTATATTCTTTCATATCCTTTAAAATTTATCTGATTCATCACTCTTGTTTATAAATTCGCGTAGCTTATCCCTGTCGGTGCCGGAAATGAATATCACGGCACCGAATAATAAAACCAACAAAACCATATTCAACTAATTAAATGACCGTCTTTAATCGCCCGTTACCATCCGTAAACCCGTTAAGTGTTTCCGCCTCTTTTTCGGCTTCTTCTTTTGTTTGGAAGAATCCTACCGGGCAATTATCCAAGGTATCTATAACGTACCAACCGCGTTTAGGATTGTTTTCCGTTATGTATCGTTTCCCTTTTACTTTCTTCTCGTAAAATTCTACACCCTCCGCAAACGGGGTGTAATGTGATGAGGTGCTAAGCGTACCCGATTCTATCTTGTCGTTAAACTCAATTATACCGGGTAAATCTTTTTTTAAGCTGCTTTCCACGCTTACACCGTCATAGGTTACGCAAAACTTACATTCTCCATCCGTATATACATTGAAAACATCGCCCGGCTGTATATCTGCACGTACTTTCGCGCCAGTTATGATTCCCGCGCCTTCAATATCATAATAGCGCACGCCGTTAAAGTTGCCCGTCTCAATTAAATGGATATTTTCAAACGGTCCCGTTTCCTCCGCAAGTTCCGGGATATATATTTCTTCAGGAAGCGCCGGCAACTCTGTAGGCGTTATCAACTCTTTCACCTTGTCCGCTTGTTTCTTGCTGAATATCCAGCCGGCACGCTTTTCTCCGTTATAATTTAAAGAGCAGTTAAAGCGTCCGCCCAGTTCCTTTAACTGCTCTTTGATTGCCTTCGTCTCGCCAAAAACGGCGATAGCTTTCTCGGAGTAGTCCACGACTTCTATACCTTCAATCGTCACGGCTTCCACTTCTTTGGCTTCCTCAACCTTTTCAGGTTTAACGCTGCTTTTCTTTGCCTTCGGTTCTATAACCTTATATTCAGCACTTACTTTTATGTTTAAATAAAAATTAGTATCGAAATAGTCTTGCATGCCGTCCGAATCATCGTAACGGAAAGAACTAGCGTAATTTGATACAGCATTTAGCGATGCGAATACTTCCGGTGTTAACTCGTCTTTCCATGCCTTCACGTTGGACATCGTGGACATATAACCACGTTCCGCGCTTCTTGATCCTTCGACGAAAGGAACACAAGGACCGGATTTTAATTCGATATACATCGAATCCGTGTACATGCTCCACTCAGAACGTACAGAGAATTTAAACGCCGGGAAATTCTTCTTTGCATAAGATCTAACCTTTGCAGCGATTTCCTTTGTACTTAATTTGCTGTCATAATTTGAACCAGCCCAACCATTTGCGGTATAAAAACTCATTGCTTTCATAATGCTATAATGTTTAATGTTAATAATTCAATTCATTACAGCGTGATTAATAGCCTACTAATATCAGATACAGCCTATACACTCAAGAACTGAATGTTATCGCAATACCAGTAAACCAAGAAAATTAAATGGGAGAATATTTGCAAGTAAGAAGTTAAAGAAGTATTTTTGCCTCCGGATTGGAGAGTACTTACTTTAAGTATTCCAACTTACGAGAGTCTTAACATTGCCGTGTTAAGGCTCTCTTTTCTTATTTCCAACATTTAACAACACGCTTTGGGGCGTTAACGTTTGCCCCTGTGAAAGAATAGGACTTTATTACGTTATCCTTTCCCTTTCACATTGCGAAGATAACGCTTTTTTATCAAAATATCAAATAAAACACATGATATTTTGTAAGTAATTATAAATAAATACATGTTTCATAACATACGTTTATAAGCGAATATAACGCTTTTATATGGCGTTATATTTTCACCTTCACAATGTATCGCATTTACCTTTCTTCGCCTATATCTCGCATATTAAAGCCACATGCAACGAAGCAAACGAGCGTCGCAAACCGTTGCAATACAATACACAGCAGCCCAACTATGAACGCTATACTCCTCCCCCCCCTATACCAGTGCAACCGTAAACATCCGTCCTCTCTCTCATTTTTTTTATTTTTTTTCTGATTTTTTCTCTCTTTTTAATTGTTTGAATATTTTACCTAGTCAAGATACATAAGCTGTAACATAATATTATTATATTATATGAGTTATTGTTTTACGTTGATGCTTCTCTATGCAGTATGTGTATGAACCCCTTTCATTATATTCATAATAAAAGGGAGAGCGGTGTTCGCTGTCGCTCACTTTTTTCTTTATGTTACTTTCTTTTTTATGGGTTTTGGATTAGACATTTTTCCTTTATTTATATAGGGTATGTCTAATATGCAATGAGGTAGTACTATGCAATGCAAGGTATATTTCAAGTATTCTTTTACTTTTAAGATTAAAAGCTCAATATTAAAGCGGATTTAAATATATCACAGTGATAAATATTAAAGTAAAGCTTTAATATATGAATTTAAATTATTATATTTGCGTGTATTATAATAGAATAACATGAATGAATACAAGTTTTATATGATGCATTATGGCGAGCTTGGTGCCGGTTGGAAAGACTTGGAAACAGATTTCCCAGGTTTAAGGTATAAAGAATGTACAGGTCTTAATTCGTATGGAGAGCCTACAAATATGTATGCAGAGGATTTTGCCGAGACAAGCAAGGCGGAAGTGTATGTTTCCAGCACACCGGCACACAAGCAGACAACTATAAAACTGACATTGATATTCTTGGAGGATGATACCAAGGATGATAAGTCTTACCATGACTTTATGGCTTTCATTACCGGTTCTAAGATTGTCTACCGTGATACAGCGAGGAAGAGAAAGGTCCTGATGTACCTCTCAGGAGCCACAGAGCCTAAAAGCGATACCCTTTACGGGCAGAAATATAAGGAAGTGACGTTTACTTTCAAGAACGTGTACGGACATTCATTCGGATATGACGAACAATTTTCTGAAACATAAATATATAATGATATGAAGAATCCGATTGTAGATAACAGAATTGTAGAGGATATCTGGTTCGCCACAAGATTAAATGACACTCTACATAAAATATTGAATGGAGAGGTTGTTAGCCGTAATGATATTCAATATTTGACATTTATATCTGATGACCTTCTCGCTTACCAACGCCATACTTGTACAGAACAAGACGAGAAAGATTATTTTGAACGTATTGGCAAACCTCTGACGGAGATTATTGCGAAAGAAAAATGTGATATAAGCGAATTGGTTGGAAAGACTATAACATGTATAGATGGACTTGAAAAAGATTCGGAAGAAGCTACATTTATATGCTCGGATGGTACGAAGTTTATTATGTACCACGAACAAGATTGCTGTGAGGTTGTGTCTATTGACGATGTTTGTGGTGATGTTGAAGACTTGATAGGCTCTCCTATATTGAAGGCAGAAGAGGTTTGTAATGATGCAAGCGATGTGATTCGTGAAGATGCGGATGCAAGCGCTACTTGGACTTTCTACCACTTGCATACCATCAAAGGAATGGCTACTATCAAATGGTACGGTACTTCCAACGGATATTATTCGGAGAAGGCTGATTTTGTGAAGGTTTACAAGGCTTACAAATAAGTACTAAGCATATAATAATTTTATTTTAAACAACAATAAACCATATATAATATGTTTTTAGAGACAGAAACCCTATCAGAAGCGTTGACCTTTGCGAAGTGCAAGGATTTGCCCAAGAAGCTCAATCCCGAACTGGGGCTTACTTGGATATTGGCTATCGCCCTTATCAAGAAGAAAAACCTTATGAATGCCTATGCCATTGTTGAACAAAGGGCTGACGGACTTATCCAGTACAAGAAGACATTCGGGCGGCTTTCTCCCATTGATGGTCTTATCTCCATCCATCCGTATATGTACGTGGATGAAGAGGCGTTGGGAATGGCTATGAAAGCAAACAGACGAACTATCGCCATGCACTATGCTGATGCAGCGGACGACATCATTGATTCGGACGATGAGAAGTTCAAGGTGTACCAGTTGCAGTACGCCATGGATATGCAGAAGCTGAACATGAACCAGGAGAAGCCTAGATTCGGGAAGTCTGTTGTGGAAGAAGCGGAGGAAGCGGCTAATCCGGTTGTTGAGGAAGTGTTGAAGGAGAATGAGGCGGTGGCGACAATTGAGGACGAAGGAGAGTGTGTTATCGAGGTCGAGGACGCTAAGACAGCGTTCAGACCGAAGAGAGGTAGAAAGACTAAAACGGAGAAATAAGGTATGGCAAATAACAAGGAACAACAAGGATTTGAGTTCATCATCAAAGAAAGTGATGTGTTGGAGAGAGAAAACTTCGGCTCGTTTGAGATTGTAATCACGAAAGGATATGCCTGTTTTAAGAACTACACAGGATTCCGGGTGTTCACTACCCCGTACGCTGTGGGATTGGACGGTGTGGCACATGAAACATCTCTCTATGCGTGGTTGAAGTATATGGTGGACTTCAAGAAATCCATCAAAGACAAAGAGAATGAAATGTTCGGGGAAACTACTTCCACCAACAAGGAGTTCTTGGACGGTATGAAGGTGCTTACCGAAGCGAACCTTATCAAGCCTATGGCTGTGTTCACAGATATTAATGAAGCGCAGAAAGAAGCCGAAAATTATATGAAGTGGATGGAAGGTCAGATGAAAGATTTGAATAAAGCAATGAACACTACGCCACCTGAAGAAGATTTAAAGGCGAATGCTGAATTTGAGCAGAAGGTTATCATGGCAGAAGAGGCTAAGGAGGTATTCGATGGAAGTGTTGAAACCGAGGAAAGACAGGTATAATCCTGATAATACTTACCGTATCTATATCAATATAGGTAATCATCCGGGTGCGAAGTGGGTATCTTTCAAGGACAAGGAAACCGGGGAAGTTACTAAGGGTATATTCTTGCCTGACTGGGAAACTGGAGGCATACGGATAAGACATGGACAAGTCAAGTTTGAAATTAATGCAATACCCGTAAAAGGAAAGATAAATACTCATGTGCTTATTCCTGCTGTATATAAAGGTATTGATTGTGGACTTGGACTAAGCATAGGTAATAAGGTGACAGACTTTAAGAAGGCTGTTATTGGAAACATGTATATATGCGGAGAAATACTTAATGAAGACCAAAAGAAAATACTAGAAAAGTATGTCAGAAGAAAAGGATTCTTTAAAATCGGGCGTTATAAGAAAAGTTGAGCGTATCGTGTGTGATTGCGTAAATAAAGTATTCTGCAATCAGGACCCTGTATATCCTTCAACTATCTATGAAGGAAGGACAAACATTATTCTTACAGGAAGGATTGCGAGAGGTGCAGTTTTTGCCGTATTGCATAACAGGTTCGGAATCTCATACGGTAATATTGCCAAACACTCAAAAATTAGCAGCAGGAACATTATACGGTCTGTAAAGACTTATAAGAGCATTCCTGATTCGGACAATGCCGTAATGATGATAAAAGAGCTTATAGAAGTTGAACTAAAAAAATTTCCAATTTTATGAATGATTTGCTTTCTTTTAAACGTAATGCCATGATGCTCGGTCTTTGCACTGGATATAAGAATAAATGGGACGTAGCTACAAGTAAGGAAGCGTTAATGGATATAGCTTTGGATTCAAACGGTGTGGAGCTGTTGACAGATGCTCATAGCTTTGGATTCGGTATGGATATTCAGTATATGAAACGAACGTTTTCTGACTATATTAATGGCAAATGGAAGCGAAACAAGGATGGATATACTTCATGCCTGTACGTTGACTTTAACGGGCAAATAGAGCAGGATTGTACGCTTACTACGGTGATTTCGTCTAAGGTAACGTTCCATGTGCCGGAAGGCAGCGTTTGTAAGCTGTATGTTGGGGGTGAATCCACCGTTCATATTGACGGGAAAGGCGTTTGCTATGTGTACTCCTACGGTCACAACGATGTGACAGGTAGGTTTAAGTCTATGAATTGTATAACTAAGTCTGAATGGGTTAAATAGTAATTGATTATGTGTTGCAAGGATTGTGCTTATTGTAGAAAATGGGGATATGATTACGTGTGCTATAATTATAAATTTAGTATCTCAGGATTCATAGTTTCTCCTTTTAAAGATGCTTGCGCTGAGTTTAAGAAAAAAGAAAGCGAGGAATAAAAATGGCAGTAAAATTCAGACATAAGGAAACCGGATTGTTCTTTTGCAGGGCAAAGGGATTATCACCTTCAATAAAAATGTATAACGAATTGGGAGAAGAAGCAATTTTCAGAAAAAGGAATCTTTCTAAGAGAGGAAGAATCTATGAAACTGCAACTGAAAATCAAAAAAGAATGTGGATTGGAGAAAAACATTGTGACGAATTTGAAATAGTACAAGTATGAATGGGAACATGAGCCGACAAAGAGTAATATCGCAGTTTATAAGAAGATAGGATTTTTCCAAAGGTTTATGATTAGGGTGTGTTTTGGACTTAAATATAAGAAATCATGAAAGGGATAGAAGATACTTTGGTATATCACTTAATAAGGAACCGCAAGAACTTTGATGCGTTCATGTTGGATATTGTATTTTATGTATTTCCTAAGATAGTTAAATTGTACAATAGCCTATCTGCCATGTGTAGAAAATAACGGGTGAGTTGGCGATTGTAACGCTGGCGCACCTTGCTTAAAAATCAGATTATGAAAGCAACAGACTTAAAAATAGGCAACTATGTTCATATCAAATTCCGCTCCCAACAAGGAGAAAGGCTTTCCATCCCCATGCAGATAGTCGGAATATTTTCAAGCATCAATGGGGCAAGCCCGAATGATACCGTTTACCTTGACTTTGAAGGAAACGAAGGTGATATATGGGAAGAAGAAGTACAAAATTTAGTATTCGCTAAAACGGAGCTTAAAAAACAATGAATTATATAGAAGAAGAGCAAATACAAGCCGACATAGAACGGTTTGAGCAAATAGGTAGCGATATTCCCGATGATGGAGATATGGTTGAACAAATACCATTGTTCAGCTCTTCCGATATGCAGTCAGTCATTGAGGACGGTAAGAAGAAGCCTCCTATTCATAGGCTTTGGGGCGATTTTTGGTGGGAGAACGAGCTTGTATTCTTATTTGCCGATAGCGGAATAGGTAAATCCATTCTTGCCACGCAGATAGCCTACGAGATAGCCAAAGGGGAAAGCGAATGTACGGAGGTGGAGGTAAGTCCTCAAACCGTTTTGTACTTCGACTTTGAGTTATCGGACAGGCAGCTTGCAAGAAGGTACTGCAATGCGGATTTCCCGAAGTCGCTTATCCGATGCACCATATCGGAAGAAGTGGACAGCGAAGATTTTAACATGAACGTGATTGACGGCATAAAAGACAAGCTGATTGATACAGGTGCAAAGGTTATGATACTTGATAATCTTTCCTATCTTTCTACGCAGACAGCAGAAGCGGAGTTCGCAGGTGCTATTATGGACGGTCTTACAAGATTGAAGCGTGAGCTGAAAATCAGTATCATGGTAATAGCGCATACGCCTAAGATTGAGGAATGGAAGCCCTTGTCTAAAACCAATATGGCAGGGAGCAAGCTTCTTTCCAACTTTGCGGACGGGGTGTTTGCCATAGGACGTACAAGGAATGGAGGACGTTATCTAAAACTACTAAAAACTCGCATGGTGAGTGAACCGGATGAAAAGTCGCTCCTGCCATATTTCAATATTATTTCGGAACCTTACCTTCATTTTGAAAAGGTTGGTGATGAAACGGAAAAGAAATTACTTATGGGAAAACCTGCAAAAGATTTTTTCACTTCTATTTGGGATAGAGCTGTTGCAGAGCCTATCCCTTTGAACGAGTTGGTTAAACTGATTATATCTAAAGATAATTCTAAAAATAGTGCAAAATCTAAGGATGGTAATGCCCGTAAGCGTATAGACCGTGCAATAAAGTACGGATCTTTAAAAAAGGACGAATTGAAGAATATATATTTGAAAACTGACAATTGACATGAATGTTGAAGAGATAAAGCAAAAGAAGCAGGAGTTGGGCGAAAAGATAGCTGTTCTTCTGAATGGGTTTGAGGATGAAACCGGAGTTCAAGTTTCTGATGTTGGATTTGTCCGTAGGGTTTCTTATAACGAATTAGGTCGTGAAGTTGGCAAAGAGTATGTGGTTGAGGTGAAAGTGGAGCTATGAACAGTAAATTTCAGATACGTCAGTTTGAGCTTACCATATACCCACGTAAGCTATGGGTTGTAAAGGGAGGCTCTTTTAAAGATATAGAACGCACTTTTTATATCGAAGAATCTGAAGAGGTTGAGGATATGTTAAAATCATGCAAGGCTATTACGTTTAGAGCCTCGATAAAAGACGGTGATTGGTTAGGTGTTGTTGTATATATAAAACAAAAAATGGGAATTAAGGACATAGCGCATGAGGCTCTTCATGTATCTTCCTTTATTTTTTCTGACATTGGTGTTAAAGGTGATTTTACAATGATGAGGCACAAGCTTATTTGGTAGGCTTTGCTGCCGATTGCATCAATCAAGTAGTGATAGGAAGGTATAAGTAGCGATGATTTCTTTCTTTGGGGGCGTTGTGTATTGTCGCAGCGTTTTTTATAATATGCTATTAAACATGTATAAATTAAATAAGAAATCCATTGCAATACAAATTTTAGCCTCTATATTTGCATCATAATTACGCTCATGGCTACGCATACCTTAAAGCTGTATTTGCAGCTTATCCTTGAATAATAGGTATGCTTACCCCTTGTTTTTTTACAAATAACTCATTAGTATTATGGCATACAAAGCATTAGACATCGCAAATAAAATTATATCCAAAACAGATTTGGAACATGGTGATACTATATCAAATCTGAAATTGCAGAAGATGATGTATTACCAACAAGGTTTCCATTTGGCATATTTTGGAACACCATTGTTTGATGAGGATATTGTTGCTTGGCAATATGGACCGGTTGTCCCTTCTGTATATAAGGAATATAAATCGTTTGAATCCAATTCTATATCGACTTCAAAAGAAGGTATATCTTTATCAGATGATGAAGAAGAACTTTTCAACAATGTTTATGAGGAATACAACCAGTTTTCTGCTGTAGCCTTGATGAAAATGACACATGAAGAATCTCCTTGGAAAACCACGGAAATAAACTCTGTAATAAGCCGTGATAAGATGATGGCGTTTTTCAAAACACAAATTGAAGCATAAATGAGTGGCAAGTTTAAGTTAAAGCATAAAGATGTAAAGCCTAATTTAAAAGAAAAAGAGGTTGATGCGAGAAGCAAAGAACCTCTTTTCTGCTTTAAGTACTTGGATATGAAAACATCTTTAAAAGGATGTGATAATAGTGTGTTCAAGGATTTTGTAACGAGGATGCAAAAATTGTGCTGTCTTACTTGGAAAGATATAAACGTTTCCGGGAAACACCAGTATGGTTTTGAAATGATACCAATCAAACAGTTGAAGCCAACATCCCTTCCTGCAATAATCACAGAGGATATTAAAGAACTTGCTGTTTTCAGATATAGTGGCGATAACCGCCCTTTCGTATGTCTAATAATGGACTGTGTGATATACCCTATATTCATAGAAGCTAAATTCGGTGATATATACGACCACGGAAGTAAATAATAACAGATTTATCATACGTAGAAGCGGTAGGATGTTCTCTTACCGCTTCATTTTTATTGTATAACTACACGTAAAGCCGGACCCTTAGAGTTAGCGTTAATGGGCACTTTGCTTTCTAACATGCCTCTTTTTTTGCTCCATTGTGGATTATGTGGTAATTTTGCGACGTTTAACTAAAAAATATATCGTATGAAAAAGATTCTATTATTAGCTTTATTTGCGTTGGATTTTGTGGCGTGTGATTCACATAAAGGATTTGATTCATTAGAAGAAATGAAAGCCAAAAGCTCAAATATAAAGGGGGTGTATGGATTCACTATGGGTGATGATTATGATAAAGTAGCTCTGCAATGCAAATCTATGGGATATGATGTTGTTGATACTTTAAGTGAATTTGTTGAACTAATAAACAACGATAATTATAAGTCAGATATAAAAGACTGGAGATTTTTCATAGCAGAAAAGAATGGTATAAGTCAATTATCTTTGGAATTTTATGAAGGTAAACTCTGTATAATAAGAGGATTTGGTGATTTAAGAAGCAAAGGTGAAAAGAATATAGCAAAGAATATTATGGATAATTATGGGTTGGGGATAAGTTTCGATACACTTTATTCTAAATATAAAAATTTCCCTTTATCAGAGATGAAAGAGATGATAAGACATCCGATTTTAGATAGGGAAGACCATTATTACGTGAACGATTCTTTGTTATTATCTTGTATTCTTGACAATCGCAGTTTATCATATATGGTGGTATGCACACTAAACCCATACGCAATGGCTCTTAATGGCAAGGCTCTTGCATTGAAAAGAGAATTTCAAAAAACATTATTTGGAGGAAGCCATTCTAATAGTTCTAATAGCGATGGGAATAATGTCCGTGGTCGTGGAACAATGGATAAAGATGATAAAGAATACTGGAACAGTGTAAACAGAGAAAAGAAGCTCCGTGACATGGGTATGAAGGATGCTGCTGAATTGGAACGTAAGGCGAGAATAAGATATTTAGAAGGTAGCGGCTATCATTCAAAAGACGGTAGTAACCAAGTCCATTTTCAAGGCAGTAAAGAACAAGAGGAGCAATTAAAGCAGATGGACGAAATGGGGTGGTAAAAATGAAGAGGCACTCTACTTCTCGCAAGCGGAGTGCCTTTGTATTAATACCTATTGCATAAACACCCTAATCCCAGCCCCTTTGGAATTTGCGCTTGGTGCAAACACACGGTCTATCCTGTCCGAAAGGATTTCCAAATACCTCGTCTGCGCCCTCAACTCAACAAGCATGGGGTTAGATTCGCCCGATTGGGATTCTAAGCTGTAGTGGGCCTCTAATAGCACTCTGATTGCGGCTATGTCAGTTGTCTGTTGATTGACAAAGAACCTAATAGAATTAAGTAATGCTTCAAGAACTTTTGCTGTGGTTTCTGATATACCTTGTATACTTTGAGTAAGTGCCGACAATTCAGCCTTTTTGTTAGGCTTGTACCCCAAAGTTTCCATCAATGCGAGAAGGTCTTCATTTAGCCCTTCAAGAGCCGTTTTACCGATTGATTGGATGTTTGCAAGCTCTTCTTTAGTGAGGTTAATCCCTCCTACGCTCCCCTCTGTAACAGATTCATCTATTTTCTCAAACAGCTCCTTCAAACGCCCTTGCGCAAGTCTCATTGTAGCTTGTTTGACGATAAGATTTTCAATAAAACTATCAAAGTTTTCATTAAGGGCTTTTAGTCCATCTTCTGTTTCATTGAAAGCATCCATCCATGCTTGAACAAATGAAGAGGCGGCATCCTTATATTCTGACTCCCCACCTATACCTCCTAATTCTAATTTCTGTTGGTCTAAAATTTCTTGTCTTGTCTTTTTCAGTTCATTTATAGCATCATTCCATTCATCAATACGTCCTCTATCAGAATCTTTCTTTGCCTCTTCTGAGTTAATCATATTTTCATATGATTCAATCTGTTGGTCTAAATTGGCTATTGTATCTTTGGTTTGTGTACGAAGATCATCTGCACTCCAAGCGGCTTCCATCTTCTCCTTTAACTCATCGTATGCCCTACCAAGTGATTCTATATTCTTTATTTGCCGTTGGATTTCACGTTCTTTCTTCTTGTTCTTATTGCCAATGCCGAATATGCTACCGATTGTCTTGCCAAGTCCGGTGAGTACATTCAGAGAGCTACTTATTGGCTTTGTTATGTCAAAACTTTCAAGAGAACCGAATAATGCACCTACACCATCTAAAATTTCATAAAGGTCTTCTCCTATTGCAACACCGAAACTATCCTCCAACATGTGAGCAAAGTCTGATACCGAATTTGTAATACCCGATATACTTTCAACCATACCTCCACCCATATCAATCTTTCCAAGAGATTGTATTATCCCTTGTAGCTTTTGAGCCTGTTGCGACAAAGCTCTGTTGGCAGCATCATATCCGGCTACTATCTCGTCTTGCTTTTTCTTCTTGTCAACTAATAAATCGTAGTTATTTTGTTCAACTTCATATTCTTCAAATGCTGCATCTATATTTTCAGTAGCGGATTCATAAGCTGCTTTCTTTTCTGCTACTATTTTACTTTGCGTGCGTAATTGTTCCTCATATTTTGCTTGCAAATCTCTCGCTTTAGCCTCGTCCTTCTCATTTTTTGCATTTTCTTTACGGAGCTTTGTATATTCCTTGAGAGATTTTGTTAACTTATTCCACGGGTCTCTTTGGTTAAGCTGTTTGTCAAGTTTTTCTTCTTGCTCCATTATTTGCTTCAACTCTGTAGGTGACAAGTCTTTTGATTCCTCACGCATTTTCACAAGCTTATCTTTCATGCTTTGCAATGCTGCGGTAGAATAATATTCTATATTGTCAAACAGGTTAAGATAGCTGTCCGATGAAGTAAATTCCTTCCATGCGTTATTTGCTGACTTTTTATTGTACATCTTAGTCGCATTTTCTTCCAATCTCTTTTGTAAATCTGGAGCGTTTTGGAATTTATCACGTATCTCTTCTAAGTCTTTGTAATACTGTTCATCGAGCTGTAATTGTTCTGAAAGCTGAGTTTTGTATGATTTGACCAGCCTTTCGGTAGTATCTTGTTGCTCCTTTATGCGCTGCTGATTCAACTTATCCAAATCGGCTAAGTATTGCTTGTTTGCGTCGGTATCTGCAACAAGGTACTCTCCTTTTGGGAAATTCTTTTCGTATGACGCTTTCATTTCTTTTTCGACATCATCCAATGTCTTAGCAAGTCCGGGGAACAAAGCCTGCACTTCGGCTTCGGACAGTCCTGCATCTTTCAGCTTCTGGTGTAAGTCTAAGCTGTTGAACATGGATTCTATGTTCTTCTTGGTCTTGTCGAGCTGTTTCTTAATATTTTCTACATCATCGCTATCCAGCAGTTGATATGAATCATTTATAGCACCTTGCTTCTTCCTAAAATCTGTGATTATCTTTGAAATTTCCTGCAATGCTTTTGCTATATTCTGCTTGTTTGGCAAAAACGCATCTCCAATGATGTTCTTTGGCATATTCACGTTTTTGAGAGAATCTGCATAACGCTCCATAACAGTCTTAGCAGCCTTATCGCTGCCCATTACCTTGCTCAGCTTCTCGTATTCCTTATTAAGCTCTTTAATAAGAGAAATGCGCTCTGCTAATATGTCACGTTTATGTTTGGAGTCTGATTCAGGTTCTTCTTTATTTATCCCTGGTCTAAGAGGAACTTTTATATCTCCCAAATTATATATATCGTATGCAAGTTGCTTTTTTATATCAGACCATTCTTTGGAAAATTCTCCTTTATTGATTAAAATCTTAAATTGTTCCCTTGTCTTATTACCTTTTATTACCTCATCATTTACAGAATCAAATATTTCACGTATTTCTTTAACTGCTTTTTCTTTATCTTTCTCCCAATCTTTCCTTGTTCCAAGAAACGAGCTAGCGATAGAACTTTTCTTACCTGCAAAAAGGACCCCGTTCTGTAACTTCTCCAAGTAGTCCGCAAGCCTTTTGTAGTAGTCGATTAAATCCTCTCCTTCTTTTTTCCCCTTTACAAGTTCTTGTATGTATTCTTTTGCTCCTTTACCCAAGGAAGTTGATTCTTCTGAAAGCCTTAATAGTTCAGCTTGTATTTTATTACCTTTCGCTATAAAATCATTGAAAGAGTTCTCATACTCGTCTAAATCAGTTTCAATATCATCATCCCCTATCAGCCATCCCTTCTTCCTATTTTCTGCATAATTAGCTTCAATTTTTCTAATATCTTCTAAAAAGTCTGTATATTGTTTTCTGTACTCTTCAAATTGCTCTTTTGCTTCTTTTTCTGATATATTGGGCTTTATCTGTATTTCAAATCCTTCATTATTCATCTCTTTCACAAGAGAGGACAATGCGTTCCTTGTATTATTTTTAGCTATTTCGTCTATTTCTCCTACCCTTAACTGAGCAGTATAATACTTGTTGCTACTTTCTCTCAACATTTTGTTATATTGGGAATGAACGTTCCACAACTCATTAACAAGTTGTAAGGCTACTCCAAGAGCCATTAATGGAGGAGATGATTTAAAAGCAAGCCCTAAAGAGCGTAATGAAGTTTCTGCTTTTGTTAAAGCAAAAGATAATAAGCTTACTTCTTTGGTAATAGCTTTTATTTTAGGTACTAATAGCAATGATCCTACTACGACACCAAACGTCTTTGCCACTTCAGCAACTGTTTCCCAATTATCAATCAATACCTTAATTGAATCAATAGAACCTTTTAGTGTATCTTCGTTAGCTTTACCGATGGAGTTAAGCATCACATCAATACTGTCCTTCAAGTTGGAAATTTTACCTTGTAAAGTTTCAGCTTGGATTTCTTGCATATTGTAGAAAATACCCTCTTTGGAAGTCAAGTTTTCAAACACTTGTTCAACATCCTCAAATGTAACCTTACGTTTGGAAATCATATCTACAATCTGTGCCGTGGTATAATCTGCTTGGTCTCTTGTTTTGAACAACTTTTGAAGTTCCCCATACATATTGATACCTGCTTCCGTAAACTGACGAACTTCTGTACCACGCAAATATGCTGCCGCTTTGACCTGCCCATAAGCAAGGATAAGTCTGCCCATATCCACACCTAAACCAGCAGATACATCGGCAAGTCGTTTTGTCGTATCATATAACTTGTCGCTCTCAATACGGTATGCTGCAAGCTGTTTTGTGAATGTAACCAATTCCTTAATTTGAAATGGCGACTTTACGGCAAGTTGGACAGTCTTGTTGAAAATTTGGTCTGCCTGTGATTTATTTTGTAAGATTGCTTGTAACGAACGCTGCTGCAATTCAAATTCACCGCGCACTTTTGCCAACTTGCTGATATACCCTTCAATCTGTGACACGGAGAACAACAAAGCAAGCTGACGGCTTAATTGCCCGGCTGTATCCATCAGGTTGCGATGGCGTGTGGCAAGCTGCTGTGATTTGACTCCTACTTCCGTCAATGCTTGGTTGTGTTTTGCAATGGCTTGGTTTATCTGTTCAAGCATGCTCTTATAGTTCGCATCGGTAGTGTTCAAAGACAAACGAGCTTTTTTCAGGTACTCTATAGCTTGTACGTTCTGTTGCAGAGACTTTGCATTTTTAGAATAATCTAATGCGCCTTGTGGAGTTGATCGCTGTGCATTTGCTAAATCCGCTGCCGCCTTTGCAGCACGTTTATCCGCTGCCGCCTTACGTTGTGCAGCCTTTTCCGCAGATTGGGCACGTTGCTCGTCCGTCTTTCGTTGCTCGTCAAGCTCCATCTTCATGTAGCGCATGGCTTCTACCGCAGCCTTTTGTTGCGGCTTTGACAAGTCCATGTTATCAACGTATTTTTTCAAATCCGAATATCCCTGCTTCAATCCGGATATATTAAAGTTAGCAAATGAACCTTCTCCGATTTTATTGTTTCCTATTCTGTTTAGCAAATCTGCCGCACGTGAAAGGCTTTCGTTCAGAGAAGTAGTCTTTCTTGTAGTCTCTTCCGCACCTTTCCCTGCTCCTTCAAATGGATTACCTTTTATAGCATCTATCTTTTTGGCTAACGAAGTAATCACACTTTCCAATTTACTCGTATCCATTACCACACTGCCAAACCCGTTTTTCAATGCATCTGCTGCTGTATGGGCGTGCTTCTCTATCTTCTCTAGCTTCTCATCGAAACTATCCAACTTCTTTAATACATCAGGGGTTATGTTGAGGAAAGCTCCTGCTTCGTTATTTGCCATATCGTTATCCTTTTTTATTAATTATGGGCATACCCAAATCATTCAAGTTCTTCAAATCGTCAACACTTCCTATTTTGCTGACCTTCTTTTTTTTCTTGTCCTTGTTTCCGTATTCTACATGGGAAAAATCAAACGAGCTTAACCGGATCTGTCCAACCGTCATTCCCCATAAATATTCGTCACGAGAGCACCAAGTGTTGGAGCGCAGAAAATCAATCATCTGCCCCCACTCTGTACGGGATATTATCAGTTTTGTTCCGTTTTCTTCGTCTTCCTCGTCAAAGTCATTTCCCTCACGGTCTGAATCACATTGGTACTCTCGAAAAAAAAATCCGTGCTTATGAGGTTAAGGATTTCACCAAGCAATAATGCCCAGTCCTTTATGTCGTAATCTCTCCATATCAAAAGGTCAAAGACCTTGTGGTAGTCATCTGATAGTTCTTTTTTCTCATAATCAGAGAATATCCTGTCCCTGTCATTGAGAAGTGCAAGCGTTATCACGTGTGCAACTGCCGGTAGATTTACCGAGAACTCTTTGATAACATCTCCCATACTTAACTTCTCTCCCTTCACAATCTGACACGCTTGTTCGGCTATAAGCCATTGAACACCGGGCTTCAATCCTTTAATACGCCACTCCGTACCGTGAAGTTTTACAATGCTTGGGCTGTCATTCATTATCCTTGCCAAACGTTCCATTGACTCATCAGATATAGGAGTACAAGCCGTTACAACATTTGTCTTTAGTCCTGTATCTTTTTTCTTTGCTCTATATACTGCCATGATTATAAACATGAAGGGCGGCGGCATATAAGCCTACCGCCCGTAAACACTCTAGTTATCTATTATGAACAAGTTTTATTTGGGTAAAGTATAAGCTGAATCTACATAAAACGGTGTTCTGATAGTTCTATCTCCATCGGCGATATTTGCATCATACGCTGTTCCTGCAAGGTTGATACGACCCACATTAGAGTTCAAAGATTCAAGCATTATTTTTGAGTTAAGTTGGACTTTTGGAACCACAAATGCAGTCATCGTTTCTCCTTCCTCAAACACTACGTCAATCTTTGCATACAACTTCTTGTATTGAGCCGGAGCAAAGTATTTAGTAGAGACAGTAGTTCCTGCCGTAAATCCCATGAGAGCGACCAATAGGTCTTTTTGTGTATCTGCAACCTCAGCTGTAAACTGGTATTTGCCAAGCTTCACGATGGAAAGAATGGGGCTGTCGGAAGTTTCGCACTCGATGTCGTTTACATCGTTATCGTCTTGAGCGATTGAAGTGGTATCCTCAACTACATCTTCAAGGATATAAGAGTCACCCTCTGGCACATCGTCTTGTTCAGAGCCAGTGAACAGAGTTGTCACGATGTAAGAAGGCTTGATGAATTTTTTGGCTGTTGCGCCAGTCTTGTTTACTGCCATAATTAAAAAATGTTATCCTGTTAATAATCTGTTTACCTTATTGTCACTTCTATATTTATCACGTTGTAGTAGTAGTTCCTATTTTGGTCATAATCTGCATCACGGAAATTTACATCAATCACATAATGGGGGTCTTTGCATGATTCAATAACCTTGTCAAGCGCAAGTTCCATTTTGTACAGCTCCTTCACGGGCTTCGTACCGTGGCTGTCAACTGATTTTGCGTACAAGAACACGTTGGCAGAACCTTTGGCATAAGCTCCGTAATCTTTCATGGAAAGCACATCAACAAGCACCATTTCTTTCCAATTGCTTTCAACAGTGGCAGGCATATTCCCGATGAACAGGTTATCGGATATAGCCGCTTTTGTCAGCAGCATGGAAAAAAAGTTTTCCACTTTTGATGTTGTCTTGTATTTGCTATCCATATAATCAGTATTTACCGTTCTTTATAATTCCAAAAGTTGAACCTTTAATTCTGTTACTTAATGCTTTGAGTTGGTTTTGAGCAATGGCGATTACCTCATATTTGTACTTTTCCTGTAATATTTGTCCGTATGGCATTGCGGCTACTATCACAAGGTCAATTCCATCATGAGGCTTATATTTACGTTCAAGAAAATCCGTTATCGCATCACGTCCGTATAGCGGCTCTCTCTCCCAAATTCTTGGGGCTAACGCGTATTTCGTTTGATAACCGCTTTTGGATAGTTTGCCATTAACATATATTCCCCATCCGTAGCTATCATGAAGGTTGTCTGTATCATTTTTATAAGTAACCCTATTCAATTCTTCTGCAATTATTTTGTCAGCTTCTTCCGATAAGAACTTTATAAGTTTATTCAATGAATCTGTTTTAACCTTCTTTGCCATAGCCTATACCTCGCTCATTTTAATATCAACCGAGCAACCACCAAGTTGACTATATTCAAGTCCTATAACCCTGCCTTGGATTGGTATTGCATAATCCTTGCATTTAAAATTGGTATTGAAACGTATAGGTAGCTTCTCACCAACTTTGCACGGGAAAAATACTTTATAGTCAGCCATGATAGTACCAGAATTAATCAGCTTTGCAGCCTGCTGTATGTCACATTCAGTTTCAAGAAGGATGGTCTCTCCCGTAGTGGGGACTTCGGGAGAACTATCCGTCTTTTCATTCCCAAGCAAGTCACCGTCACCGAGAAGGTTCCCGTCTTCCGGCTTATTCGTTATCACGGTGTAGAATGTGCCATGAAACGGGTATTCTTCTATTGCTTTTCTTTTGAGACGCATAAACTATACATCTAATGAATTTTCATTGACCCAACTCATACTACCCGAATCCATGCTTTTCAACGCTTCTTCTTCACCATACTTTTTGTACAGTGCTTTCAGACGGTCTTTCAAGTTTTGGATTATAGCAGCCGTTACCGTCTCACTACCTATGTCCTGTCTGTAACTGCCATGTTGGAGTGATGATGAAGCCACAGACCACGGACCGTTAATGACAAGCTCGTACAGTGCGATAAGGCAATGGTCTTTAGTGTATTCATCTATTTCTGAACGGTCTGAAATAAACATCAAACCGTTTTCGTATGCGATATTTTCAAGCGCATCATCTTCAAAGACAAATCTCGTAAGCCCATTGAGGTATGCTATCGGGTCAAATGATTTTTCCATAACTACTACGCAATGTATTGTACATTTAATCGTCTGCCTGACTTGTGTCTACAATTACGTGATTACGGAATGTTTTCAGTGCAGGACAAGCTGACATCATTACATCAGTATGCCATTCCTTATACAGCCCGTTGTTTGTTGTTGTATTCACAATCGTGCAGAGACCATCGTTAGCCTGAGCAAAAATCTTGGTTATTACGCTTGAACCATACTTATCAAACATCTGTTTGTCTAGGTTATTGGTGTATTCAAACTCACAAGCATATCCGGCAGGGCGGAGAACAGCAATCTCATCGTCCCAACCTTGTACGAATGTGTCTCCGGTATTGGTAAGATTACGCTCACGTTCTTCAACAATTTCAATTGGAGATACACCGGGATAATCACGGAAAGCAGCTAAGAACAACTCTCGTGTAGTAGGTGCAGTAGCGGTTGTTGCGATGTAAGCTAAAGGATTTTTCTTGAAACTTTCAATCAATTCCTTAACTTCGGCATTTTGCAGCATTACTTCGTAAAACATCTTGCGTGTAACCTGCCATACCATTGCACCTTCATACCCCCATTCTTCACGATATTTTTTCTCCTTTTCCGCCATTTGACTGAGAATCTTACATTTTTCGTCTGTCCAAACTACTGTGCCAGCTTTAGTAAAGTTCTCTGTTGGTATATCAGCCTTATGCAACGGAGCTTGAACGCCACGTGCGATATTTCGATAGTCAATATGACCTTTAGACATTAACTGTGCAGTCATGAAGTTCATGGTTGCGTCCGCACTATCAAGTTGGGATTGTAATGTATGTACCCAAGCGGCTACCAAATCGGCATCGTTTCCAAACAACTCAAACTGTTGTTCTTTTGCTTCACGTTCCATAGCTGTTTCAACGAAACCGGGAGCGATAAAATCAGGGATGGATGCGGTGTACCAGTGCAGACCGTCCTTATCCATTTGATTACTGTCACCAAGAGGTGCACGCAAATCCATCAAAGGAGCGGCTTTCAAGTCACGTCCTTTCACAGAAAAAGTAGCGATGCCATTAGGAGCGGTAGGTGTGGGAGCACCAGCTTTTACACCTTGAGTCTTGTACCAACCATAATTAGTGTATAGCAGACCTTCTGTATTGACAAAGGATTGCAAGAAACGTTGATTGGTCTTGTCTGAAAAGAATCTTGCATATCTGCTGTTATTAAAATCAAATTTAGGCATAGTTTCGTCAATTTTAAATGTTAAACCAACCCTTAACCTTGCTCTTGTTCAAAGCTTTTAATGCAGCCGAAAGAGGTTGCATACGGTCTTCGTAGAGGAATACATCTCCTAATGCCAATGCAGGAGTGATAAGGTATCTTGCACCATCGAAATCATCTTCGGATGCAGCCGGGTCAAAAACAAAATCAAAGTCGCAGGGAAGGTATGAGTTAGGATTAGTAACCATGGCTTCTTTACCAGAACCTGCTTCTTTCGCTTCAACAAGAACAGATGAAGTTGTTAATGCTCCGAGGGTTGCGCTCAATGTAACTTTCCAAACATCGCCAGCCGTTCCGTCAGTCGTTTTTTCAACGGCTGTGACTGTTACTGCTGTTCCTTTCCCTACCAATGTGGTAGGAGCAACCATGAGAACGTCCCCTACAAACGGAATGAGGGAATACCCGTCTCTTTTCAAGTAAATAACCGTATCAGATGATTCTGATGTAGCTTTTGCAACTGCATACGATTTTAGGATGCGTATTTCGCTTCCATTAGAACCATTACTGGGAATATATTCAGCGAGCGTCCCGGCAAAAGCTCTTGCATTACCTTTGAATGGGTTTTTAACAATTCCACCACTGGTAGGAAATACAAGTGCGTCTTTCCCGCTCATCTGTAGCTTCACGAAGACATAGCGATGACCACCAATGCTTCCGCGAGCCTGAACCAATGCTCTACCGGGAAGGTAGCCACTGTTCAATAGGATTTGCTGATAGAAATCTGACATTTTCTTTTTGGTTTAAATGATTATTATTTTTCTTCTCTGTGCGACTGCTTCCTTACGACAGCAACCACATCGGCAAAGTCATCGGTCTTTCCCTTACCGCCTCCCGTGCCGCCTGGAGTGATGTCGGGTGGAGTGTTAGCATTAAACTTATTGTAGCTCTTGACCAGTCTTTCTGTAAGAGCGTCAACGTCAGTTTCAGAATCAATGTGAATCAGTTCAAGCTGGTCGTTAATCCAATCCTCGTTCTTGACTTCTTTCCCTTTTAAGGCTGATTTGAGTTGATTGCGTTTCTCGGAAATAGTTTTGGCTCTTTTCTCTTCCTCACGTTCTGATTTCAAGTCTTGGAGTTCTTTGAGCAACTTATCCAGTTTGCTTTCGTCTCCTTTGTTATCCTTGTAATCATCCTTATCTCCCTTATCATCCTTTGCGGGGTGATTCTTTTCCCACTCCTTTACGAATTTTGAATTGTCGTTCCTGATGTTGTTGTCGTCCTCTTGGAAGTCCTCCAGATAATCGGCAACCGCATCATCCAATTCCAACTCGTCATTACCACTCGCTTTCTCCAACCGCTTGTAGATCCTTTCCACCTTGCCGTTGAAACTTCTCTCACTCATCGCCAAGTTTTTCTTGCCGTTGTTAGTGATTCCTGCTTTCAGTGCTTCTGAAAGCTGTTCTTTCGTAAACTTCATACACTATATGTTTTATAATGATTATATGCGAAAGTAATGCTTTAACAAAAAGATATAACTATAAAAAAATCACTGTATTTATCACTATGATAAATAGACATTGGTTTAAGTATATATTACCTTGTTATTAAGAGGTATTTTTGCTTTTGATGAAAGAGCAAGAAGTACATAATGCGATAGTGAAGAAACCTTTCCCAGGTTTCCAAACCTACTTTGCTTCAACGAACGTGGATATATCTTTCGGTGCCGGCGGGGTCGGAAACGGGAAGTCATACTCTCTTGTTCTTGGATTCGCTGAACCGTTAATGCTTGACCCTGATTTTAGATGCTTAATAAGTCGTAGAAGCCTTGGGAACCAAAAAGCAGGAGGAGGATTTGTTGATACATTCAAGGACATATTCGGGGGATATGTAAAAGTTAAAGAGGCAGACACGCCACGTATATCATTTCAAAGTGGAGCGTACTGCGATTTGACTTATATAGACCCAACGAATATAGACAGAATGAGGGAGCGTGCGAAAGGATGGCAGTACGATGCGATTGCCATTGATGAGCTTACCGAAATGCCTTGGGAGGTATTTACGTACATTCAATCCCGTAATCGTGGAAAAAGCAAAACATTTACGGGGAAATTCCGTGCGACATTCAATCCTAAACGCACCCATTGGACGAGAAGATTCATAGATTGGTATGTTGGAGTTGACGGGAAGGGTATCCCTGATAGAATAGGAAAAGTCAGATTCTTTTTTGTTGCTGGGTCTACCGTTGATGATGTGATTTGGGGAGATTCAAAAGAAGAAGTTTACGCTAAGTGCAAGATACAGATAGACAGTTTGATTAAAGACTTGAAAGGAAAAGCAAAATATCAAGACTTTATCAAATCGTTTACCTTATACGAGGGCACAGTTGATGAAAATGAAGCTCTAATGGAAGGCAATGCAGGGTACGTTGGTTCAGTTGCCGCTTCTGGTACACGCTCTGCTGCTGGGCTTATCGGTGTAAACTATAATGCAGACCCAGATTCTGACGAAAAGATACCTATCCCTTCCACTTCCGCACAAGGCGTGTTCAACAACAACCCTGCCGTAAACGGTGACAAATGGATTACCGTGGATTTGGCGGATTACGGTACGGATAATCTCGTGGCTCTGGCATGGGATGGATTTCACGCATACGACATTCTCATTCTTAGCAAGTCCACTCCGAGAGAAAACGCTATGGCAGTGAAGACATTTGCATTTGAGCATGGAACAGCCGAAAGCCATATCATTTTTGACGCGACTGCCGGAAGGTACTTCAATGATTACATTCCCGATGCAGTACCTTATATCTCGCTAAATAAACCTTTCGGGCTTTACCAACTTACCGCAATGACAGTCAAGGATATGTGCTATATCAGATTATGCAAGATGATAGAGGAAGGCAACTTGACATTTGACGATAAACTTGCCGTTCAGACTTACACTCATCAAAACTTGAAATACAAAGTGACGGTTGAGAACGAGTTTATGGAAGAATGTTCCGTTGTGCGATTTGACGATATGCAGAGTGGGAAGAAGCGGCTTTGGAACAAGAAGAAAATGAATCAGATGTTAGGGAAAGGCAGGTCAATGGACTTGTTAGACCCATGCGCTATGAGAATGCTTCCGTGCGCTAACATTGAATACGGGAATGAGATTCAAGCAGGGTATTACAATCACGAGGAAGAAACCAAACAAGCGAGCCATGCACAGACAGAAGGAAGTATTTACGATGAACATTTATGGTATTAGGATGGCACTTATATGCCTCACAGAACATAATAATTATATATGTATATGCAGCGAGTAGAACGACATATTATCATTGGTAACAAGTACTTGGACAGGCTTTGTTTCCTATCCAAGAATTTGTACAACTACGCAAACTATATGATTCGTCAGGAGTTTACGAAGAGTGGTAAGTTGCTTCCTGAATACGGATTGACAGCTTTACTTGCCAAGGAAAAACAAATGGATTATACATCTCTTCCTGCGAAGACCAGTCAACAGGTTGTTGCTCTTCTATTCAAGAATTGGAAGTCGTTTTTTAAACTATGTAAATGCAAGGACAAGCTTAATGGTAAACCGAAACCTCCGAAGTATAAACATAAGACGAAAGGACGAAATATAGTCGTATTCACCTATCAGCAATGCAAGTTGAAGGACGGATACATTCACTTTCCGAAGAAAGTAAACATACAACCGTTAAGAACAAAAGTAACTAATTTGCGTCAGGTTCGCATTATCCCGCAATGTAGTTGCCATATCATAGAAGTAGTATATGAAAAAGAAAGTATTGAAACCACCGGACTTGAACCAAACTCTTATTTAAGTATTGACTTGGGATTGAACAACCTTGCAACTTCCTATGATTCGCTATGTCATAAGAGCTTTATCATAAATGGCAGAATATTGAAATCCATAAACCAATACTTCAACAAGAGGAAAACTAAGTTAATGAGTTTCATTGGAGGGAAAGGTACAAGTAGGCGAATAGGGAAACTAACACTAAAGCGGAATTGTAAAGTGAATGACTATATGCACAAGACTTCCCGATTTATTGTAAACTATTGTATTGATAATCATATTGATACTATTGTAATAGGTAATAACAAAGATTGGAAGCAGCAAATAAATATGGGGAAACGTAACAATCAAAACTTTGTCAGCATCCCATTTGAAAAGCTAATCTCTCAGATACAGTACAAGTCCGAAGAAGTGGGAATTAAGGTCGTAATAACCGAAGAAAGTTATACTTCCAAAATAGACCACTACGCAGGCGAAGAGATGTGTCAACATGAAACATATTTAGGTAAGCGCATACAAAGAGGTCTATTCCGTAGCAGTACAGGTAAAATCCTGAATGCTGATCTAAACGGAGCGATAGGGATTTTAAGAAAAGTAGTTGGCGAAAGCATCTCGCAAGTAGTCAATAGAGGGGGAGTGGAGACCCCAACGAGATTGCTGGTGTAATCTCGCAAATAAGTACCATTAGGATATGATAAGCTATAACGACATAAAGGATATTATCAATTCCCTTAAAACAGAAGGAATTGAAGCAAGGGTAAGAGATGTTGCCTATTTGGTAATGTGTGATTCTTTCGTAGATAAGGATCTTGCTGCAAAGGTTGCTTACCAAGAAGATGAAAAGCCTTCAAACAAGGTGTTATCCACGCTTGCCGAGAAACTGAAATCTTTCGGCATCGGTGCTATCACTACCATATCTAAAGATGAGAACCGAGAAGCGTTGCTGAAAGAAATATCGGAGATGAAACAGATTGCTGACGATGCGAAAGCAAGTGGAGATTCAGACACTTTTATCAAAGCAAGTAAGGTCGTGTTGGATGCACGCGTGAAGCTGAACGATAAATTCAATATTGAAGAGAAAGAGGGGCAGAAGCGAATAATCGTTGTTCCGCAGAAGCACGACATTATCTGCAAATGGACTTCGAGAGAGTGTTCTGCAATGCCGAGCAAGGAAGCCTGCATGAAGTATTACAACCTAATTGATGCGGAAAAATGACACGGGAAGAGAAAAAAACATATCTATTGCGGAACGTAAATGCCTTGTTGCAGAAGAAACCGTTTTTCAGAGGAAGTGACACTTGCTCTACAAACGACTATTCCGACGGTCAGTCCGCAGCTATTACCGATACACGCACGGCAAGGCTTCCGAATGTAAAAAAGAATATCGTTTCGCAGGAAAAGTTTCTGAAAGAACTTGACCCGATGAGCCATGAGGTATTATTTGATCAAAACTTGCCGAGCATTTGCGTGAAGTTAGAAGATGGGGGATATCAGGAAATCAAGTTCCAGCGCACGGCATTAGCTTTCCAAGAACAGATACTGGCGAGCCACGTAATCTACCTTTGCGGGAATCCCTGTACATTGTCTTTAAGAGGTGGCACTCCTTCCGAGAAAGATAAAGCCAACTATTCCACAATCAAAGAGTATTGGGTAGACAGGAATATGGATGGATGGCGTACAAAGGCAGTCCGTTCGCAACTTGCAACAGGCGATGCAGGACTTCTGTTTTATTATGACTATAAAGGACGTATCAAGTGCCGCCTGATAAGTTATGAAGATGGTTACGTAATCATATCACACAATGACAACAACGGTGACAGGCTTCTTGAAAGTGTCTACTATGCCGATGCGGACGGTGTGGAATACATTGACAGTTACGATGATACCTACATGTACCGTATGCACACACCGATAGACGGTGAAGAAGCAGGCGAGGACGGTTTTGTAAGAGAACTTCCTATATTGCACGGTTTCAGTGAGATACCATTGTGTACCAAACGTGGTAATGTGGCGTGGAACAACGGACAGAGTCTTATCGAGATTTACGAGATTATCTACAACATCTTCTTTGTCATTCAGAAACGGAACGGCTGGGGCATTCTGTATATTAAAGGCAATCTGTCAGAAACGACAAAGAAACTTGCAGGGAGTATCATTTTGCAAGACAAGTCAATGGACGGTAACGGAAGTGCAGAGTTCAAAGCACCGCCCAGTCCGCAAGGTATGCTTGACAGTCTGCAAGATTTGTTCGAGAAGATACAGATAAACACCTCATGCACATTTCTTTTGCCTAAAGATGTCAAGTCAAGTGGTGACATAAGCGGACTGGCTATTACGCTGACCCGTGATTTAGATTTGAAGAATGCCCAGCAAGGGGTTATCGAGTGGCAGAATTTTGCAGACAAGATGATGCGCCTGTTCAAGGAGGGATTAGCCAAAGAATTGGTAAAAAAAGGCGAGAACGTAAATGCCATTACAGAATTTGACAAACTTCGTGTCAGCTGTAAGTTCAAGATATGGCAGCCGTTCAGTGCAACTGAGTATAACAACATGCTTATCTCAATGAAACAGGCTGGTATTCTCTCCACGAAAACGGCTATCGAAAAGAACACGGAGAGCACACCCGATGAGGAGCAACGAGTGACTAAGGAAGTTAAGGAAGCAGAAGAAAAGGTGATTGCCCAACAGCAAGCCAACAAAACGAACAAGCAGGAAGGAGGTAATAATGAATAAACAAGTGATAAACATAGATGCCAACTTCATTAAAGAGATTGCCAAAATGCAAGAGCGAATTGATGAAACAGATAACGCAATTTTCAATCTATTCATGAAGATACAAGACGTTAATCGACTTGATATTATGTATGATGGTGAGAATAGAGATCTGTACCATCACATTTATATGTTCATCGAATATGTCCTGCATAAGTTTCCAAATATATACGAAGAATTCAGAGAAAACAAACAACACAAGTAATGGAGAAACTGAGCCTATACATATACAAGCTGGATACACATGGGGAAAAAGTCAAATTTCCCAACGAAACCATGTCTGCAAAGCTGGGTGAATACACTTACACGGCACAGCGCATGGCCGGCACTCCTACGCTTACCGCCACGCTCAACTATCCGTCTTGCTTGGATGAAGAGTGGACTGGAGAGGAATTTGTGGAGTTCAGAGGTGAGAGATACTATGTCGACCAAACCCCTACATCTTCAAAGGACAACAAGAGCATTATGTATAAGCATGAACTCCAGTTCGTTTCAGAACGTATCGTATTGGAGAACGTGTATTTCATGGATGTGGTGACAACTGGAACAGATACTTATCATTCCAACTCTACTTCTGTGAAGTTCATGGGAGACATAAACGAGTTTGTAGGTCGCCTTAACGCTTCAATGGCAAAATCGGGTATCGGATATTCGGTAGTCATAGATGATGATATCACTTCCGATTCCAAACTTGTTTCACTTGACAATGTGTATCTTGCAGAAGCGTTACAATCCATATATACCATATACGAACTTCCTTATTACTTTGTAGGTAAGGTTTGTCACATAGGATATACAGAGAATGTAATTTCTACTCCCTTCGAGTATAAGAAAGGGCTTGTATCAATAAAAAAGACAAACGCCAATTATAAAATTGTCAATCGCGTTACTGGTGTTGGTAGCTCTGATAATATCCCTTTCTACTATCCGAATGATGATGAAAAAGGTACTATAGAACGTACACAAAACCTTATGCCTTCCATTTACAGACAAACAAATGGAGCGGAAAGATTCTACAATGCGCTTAACGACACGTATAAGATACCCGGCACAAATGATTACTACTCTTTCAAAAATACATTTTCTTCTAAGAAGGTAAAAGAGATAAAGGTAGATTTCAGCGATATAAAGCCTACCATAGAAAATGTGACAAACGCTTCGGGACAGTTATTTGGTGAGATTGCGGATATTGCTTTTGATGCTAATGATAGTGACGAACTCGGAACCGGAGAAGGGAATAATATATTCAATGATACAGATGAGTATGTACATTCTTATTTCTACATAAAATTACATATATATAATGGAGATTACGGCTTTAACCTGTTCGAACAGGGTTTGGAGGGTGGTACGGCTGTAATCAATATGACTACGGGTAATTGCGCTGCTTGCGAGTTTGAAATAGGAGTTACCTATAAGGACAATGAACCGGGAAGGGCATTCAACCCTGTATTGGTGGATTCTTCCGGGAACTTACCGGCAGGAGATTTTGAGCAGAAGGTTACTTCACAACCATCCCAATATGTAGAAAGCCAACAAAACACTTCTACAAATGAAGTTTGGATTGCAGTAAAAAAGGACAATACCACTTTCGGAATTGTTATGCCTAATGCCACCAATAACTATAAGCCTTCTGTCGGGGATAAATTTGTGATTACAGGCATTAAGATGCCCAAGTCCCTTGTACTCGCTGCTGAGAAGAGATTGGATGAAGCATTGATAAAGTATATGTCAGAGAATAATGACGAAAAATTCACATTCTATGTCAATTTTTCCAGAGTATTTCTTGCAGACAATATTCAATTAGCAGAATTACTAAATGAGAATGTTCGCATGTATATAAAATACAACGAACATGAGTATCTTATGTATGTAAATTCATTTACTTGTAAAGCGGACAAAAATTGCTTATATGACATATCTGTTGAATTAACAGACAAATTATCTGCAAATGTTTCTGCATTACGAAGTACTATTACAGAAATTGCAGGCGATATCATAGGTAATACATTGGGAGGAAATAGTATTTCTACTACTGATATCTTAGCAAAAGTCTCTCGACATTTTCTCAGTAAAACACAAGATGACCGTACCCCGCACAAGTTATCCTCTGACAAAGCTTTTGAAATAGGGAAATTTGTCAGTGGTAGTACAGGTGGTATCATAATGGTTGATAAGGAAACAGGTCAAACCTATGCGGAGGTTGATAAACTGAAAGTCCGCATGAAAGCCTATTTCGAATCACTGGAGATACAAAATGTAAATTCTGTAGGTGGAAAGATAGTTCTAACTCCGGGTGGTGCTGTTACGCTTATTGATGTTTGGACCAAGGGCACCATTGAACAAACGCCCATACTTTCAATGGCAGACGGGAATCCTATATTGCTTGCAGATGGCAGTGAACTCCAATTGATGGATAAAGAAACGGTAGACAATGGCGTTCCCGAAGGCGTGTACAGATGTTTCTTCCTTGCCGAGCAGGACGGTGTGGAAGTGGAGAACCGCTTCCGTGCAGGCTTCCAGGTACAGAGCAAAAACTTCAACATACAAAAACCGGGAGAATACCAACAGGTAGCGAACCATTATTATTGGCGTTTATGTGTAGGGGCAAGCAAAGAGCCTATCAATGTCGGTATATACAAATTACACTATATTGACCTCAGCATGGCGGATTGCGACACAGGCAGTGACATTCCGGCAAAGGGTGATACTGTAGCCCACCTTGGTGCACGAATCAAATGGAAAGGCATTGACAACAAGGACGTGACGGATGAAAGCAATATTGACGCACAGAATGCCATTGTTTTCTCTTCTACCGATGTGTTCAGCCCGAGTGTTACTCTGTATCACGGTATAGACTCCTACTCCTACTTGAACAAGGAGTATGTTGAGTATGGCGTAGACAAAACTAACAACAAGGCATTCTTCCATGTGTACGGTGATACATACGTTGGAGACCGTGACGGCAAGAGCTATGTGAAATTCACCCAAGGTGAAGGTGTGGAAATAAAGGGCAAGCTCTCTGTGGGCACCACTATCGGTAACGGTGATACCATTGAAGACGCCCTCAAGAAAGCTTCCGAGAAGTACAAAGAGGACTTGGGCCCTCTGAAAGAGTACATCAAGCAGGAAATAGATAATATCCAGAATCAGGTTGACGGTGCGATAGAAACATGGTTTTACGACCCGGTGCCCACCCTTGAAAATATTCCCGCATCCGATTGGGATACAGATGAGAAGAAGAACAATCATTTGGGAGACCTCTATTACAGCAAGGAGGGAAAAGCATACCGGTTCCAATATGAACAAGAAAAGGGATGGTATTGGAATGCCATTACCGATACGGATATTGTCAAGGCTTTGGAAAACGCTCAAAAAGCACAGGATACCGCAGATGGGAAAAGACGCATCTTTGTGAGACAACCGCAGAATTCGGACGCATACGACATAGGTGATATGTGGGTAAATGCGACCTATGGTAGCACTTACAAGGACGATATGCTCAGAGCGAATACTTCAAAAAAGGCAGGGGAAGCATTTAGTATCTCCCATTGGGAGCTTGCATCAAAATACACTGATGACACTTTGGCGCAAGAAGCAAAGAAAATAGCCGAAGAAACGAAGAAAGCGGCTGAAAAGCTGGATAGTACTGTAAGTTCAATGAAGGACTTTACCGATGAAGCATTCAATGATGGTATCGTAGACAGAGGTGAGGCGGCAGCCATTCAGAAGTATTTAAACACTATAGCCACAACCCAAAAGGATGTAACGGAGTCCTATAGCAAGATTATAGAGAACGAGCTTCTTGATGAAGGTGTGGTAAAAACAGAGCTGGAAACGGCATACCGGCTTTTCAACAATTCGGCACAAGAACTGATTAACACCATTAACGGTGTGATTCAGGACGGTAAGACCACAGCTACCGAAGTGGCTATGGTGGATGGCAAGTATTCAGCGTTCAACTTGAAGTACGGTGACTTTATCGCCCATATCAATGCCGCAAACAATTATATACAGGAAAAGTTGAACGCTTCCATCAAGGAGATTTCAAAGAATATAGGTGATATATCTTACTTGACGAAAGCACTGAAGGAATATACCAATATTGAGGGTGGTCTTATTCAATCCTCATTGTTAGCTTTAGGATACACCTCGGAAAGCGGTTTCAAGATAATGAGCGGCACGAACGGTGTATACCAATCTGACAAGCGCGGTGGAGGTATTGCTTCCTGGTGGGGAGGTTCCATGCTGGACAAATTCGACTATCCTGAAAACGGTGCTCCCGAAAATGCCGCCAAGGGGCTTGTGCGCTTTGACGGTACGGGTTACTTTGCCAACGGTGCACTTTGGTGGAAAGAAGATGGTACACTCCATGCAGACCCGTTGTCATTCTTTGTCGGAGAGGAGACAGTAGGCGTGTTGTTGTCGGCATTTAAATTTCTCCGGTCCGCAGAGTTTAAGCATATACTTGAACCTCAATATCCGTTCACTCATATAAAAGCCATCAATTCTGTCCAAATCGGTAATGCCATGCTGAAATATGACGCGACCAATAATGCCGTATATGTAGAGAAGGATGATGGGTCTATGGTTAATTTCTACGCTACAGGCGAAGTATCCGCATTCGGTTCGACAACCGGTGGTGGAAGTGGTGCAACCTCATTGGGCATGCTGGACGATGTAGACCTGGTTACTCCTCTATCGGAAGGACAGGTATTGACCTACGACTCGATTAAAAACAAGTGGACGAATAAAAAAGGCGGTGGCGGTTTGGATATAAACGCCATGTGGGATGAGCTTGCCAAGTCTGACACGTCCAAGAGAATCCATTTTTCCCACATACCGGACTTGGGCAGTGTATATGCCAAGCAGGTAAAGCTGGGCACAACTCCTTATAATGTATCCAATGGGGTGATATCTCTTCCTGCGTACCCGACCAGACTGTCCCAATTGGAGGACGATGTTATAACAGGAAAGTATCTGCCTTTGGCAGGCGGGACGATAACAGGCAACCTTGCGATAAACGGAACTACGACCACTAATAATATAGTCCTGAACAAAGCCGGGAATTTTGGTAACAAAATAAACTTCGGTGACGGTGATTACGTATACTTGAAGGAGGCGTCTGATGATTCCTTGACTATCTACGGAAGCAAAAAAATATCCCTTAATGGTTCGGGATTCGGTTACAGTTTCGGTTCTGATGGGCTGATTCCCACATCGGGAAGCAAGAGCCTTGGCGGTGGATGGAATAGCAATATGTGGAGTACTGTTTGGGCGAATAAGGTTGGGTGCACCATAATTGGCAGTGAACCTAATAATGCTCACGATGGGGGTAGTCCTTGGAATGGTTTATCCTTCGCAGGGAATGACAATTTCGTGCACATGTCGGGATATTACGGGATCGCATTCTACACTTCGGCAGGGCGTGTAGCTCAGTTCCAGTCGGACGGTATTGTTAATATTACGAATCTCTATTGCTACAATAACATTCAATGCAGAGCATCATTCGCAAGCACGATGACAGACCGTTGGCAATTGCAATGGCCGATATACTTCAATCCGGACAATGCCGTATTCAGGGCTAACCAATTATCCTTGATGATGCACGACTCCTGTAGACCGATAATTAGCTGGAAGGATACACTGGACGGTGTTGGATGGCAGACAAGATACACCATCGGCACGTATCGACCTGATTACGACACATGGGGAACCATGCTGATAGCAGTGTCGAATGATGATGGAGGTAACAGCCCGGGGATTAGATTGGAGCTTGAAGCCTCTAATAACAGGGCGGTTGTCCAGGGTTCGTTCCTTGCAAGCGGTGAGATTACCGCTTATTCGGACGTCCGCTTAAAATCATGTATAAAACCGCTACGGAACAGAGGGTTCATCACCCCTGTCAGCTATATCAAGGATGGAAAGGAAAGTATAGGGTTTATCGCACAGGATATGATAGAATTGTATCCTGAACTGGTGTCTAAAGGCAGCTCGAAAGAACACTACCTGTCCGTGAACTATGCCCAATATACGGCAGTATTGCAGGCTCAGATAATTGAGCTGTACAAAGAGATTGATGATTTGAAACGTAAATTTATAAATTAAAAACTATGGTTACATTATTGATTGTTTCGATTATTCTGTTTGTATCCTATATCGGATATACAGTCGGGATGTATGGCATCCCTGCAAGTATCAGTGACACATACTATCGGCTTGGAAAGAGGGGTTGGCTGTTCACGCTCTTCTGTCTTGTCGAATCTTCCCTGCTGGTTGCATCGTTCATCGAAGCCAGCAAGGAAGAATATCAATTCCTGGCGTTCATCGCAAGTGCATCATTGGCGTTTGTCGGTTCTGCTCCCTTGTTCAAGGAGGACTATAACCGCAATATCCATTATGTAAGCGCGGGAATCTGCGCGCTTGCCTCTCTTGTATGGCAAGTGTTGATGAGTTTTTGGTATGTCCCTCTTATAACCTTCCTTGGCGGTGTAATCGTATTGGCATGCCTTAAGTTCAGGAAGCCTGTGTTTTGGATGGAGATGTGTGCCTTTATCTCGACTTATATAACCCTGTTACTACTCTATTGATATGGCTAACTCGAATAACGTAATTACGTCTCCTGTCAATCTGAGGAGTGACGTTGCTTCCGTTCTTGGGACGTCTGCAACGAATGTGAGCGGGTTGTGCACGAGCCATGAGATTAATATGTGGTCAAGATGTAAGCCTGTCCATATTGCCTCTGCTGCTCCTGACAGGAGCATGCCATCTGACGGTGAAGGGGCTTGGTGGAAAGGCTCGATGAAGAATTGCGGCATTAAGCCGCCCCCTGTAGCGTCTTATGAGGAAATCCCCAAGCTGTATACGGAAGACAAGATGAACGGATATACCTATGAGAGACCTTGGGGCGGAAGTGGGAGTCCGTACAGGTTGGCGGATTTTCTGTTGTACAAGCATAATGCATGGGCACCCATATTCGCATTTCAGTGCGATTCCAAAGTATCCCAATCCGGAACTATATCATGTTCGGTTGGAATCAACATTACCGATGTGGATAAGTCAGGACCCGGCTCTATAACGTTGTCCGATATAGATTTCGGAACTAACCTTGAAACATGGTGGTTTGGGGCGATGTTGGTTGACTCGTCCAACAGAATCGTAAGGAAACTGGCGAACGTGAAACCGGGTGTGTCATTGGAAATGCCTGCCAGGGGTCTGACGCTAGGTCAATATTATGATGTATATCCGTTTCTCTGCATGAATAAGATTAATAGTATCTATGACCCTGATTCGGTCAACTTATTCTTGCCGGTGATGAACTGTTCCCCCGGCAGGGTTAAGTATGTATCGGAAGAAGAAGCGGGTGGTTTGGTAATCAATCTGAATGCAGAGTATGTGACGCATCCAATGACAGGTCTGAATACGGCTGTCAAGTGGGAACTCAAGTTAAAGGCTACCAATGGCAATATGACTCTCCGCAACAATTGGATTAGTCTGCGATTCATAACGAGTGACGTGACCGACCCGTTCCAGGCAGGTGAGCAGCAAAAATCTTTAGGAGACAAGGATTTGACTCTGGACAATCCGGTTGTGATATCGGGTCAATTTGATTTGATGAATTTCTTGCAAGAGTACTATGTATATGTTACGCTATCCAGCGGAAAGTACACGAAGAAGGCTTATCCTTTGGCTTTGAACCCTAACCCATAATATACTAATCATTAAATTATACAGATATGGAACTGATAAGAAAAAAAGAAAGTATTACAAGGCTTTATGAAAACGGTGAAGCTTCAAACAATATAACCAATGATATCCAATATATCGTATTGGATGGAGATGCTTATGTTGGCACAGCCTCTATCATGCCCACAGGGTTTACCATGACAGTAGGCATGAAAGCTCCCATCGAAGATATAGAGAGTATGCTTAGAAGCATATTGTCTTCCATTCCCAAGGAAGGAGGTGCAAAATGAAAATCAACGAAATCATCAGAAAAATGAGTTTTTTGCAGCTCGTGCCTCTGAAATCGGATGAGGGTGCGCCGCTTGCCAATAAAACAAAAGTGAAGATTATCTTGAATCTCGTAGCCTACGAAAGGGCAATGGAGAGCTTTAACGAGGATATGCGCGGTATCTATGCCAAGCTGAAACCCGAAGGCTATGACGCGCAAGCCTTTCCACGAGTGAATGAATTGGAGAAGAAAGAAAACATAAGTAACGCAGAAAAACAAGAGCTTGAGTCGATTAAGCAGAGTGAGGAATACCTCTCTTATGTTGATATGAAAAAAACACTGATGCGCGAGTTTGAAGAGGCAAGAGAATGCGCTTCGGCAGACAATGACTATACAGTCAGCGAAAGGGCACTCACAGAGGATGATTTGGTTTCCATTGCGGAAGTTATCCCTTCGGATAAGGAGTTTGCAATCGGCAGGAATGAAGACGGGGAAATCAAGGTTAATGGCATCACCGTATTGGCGGAGATTGGCAGAATGTTTATAGTGTAAAACAAATAATTATGGCAGGAAAAACGATTAACGAGCTTGACGCACGGACAACACTGAACGGTAAGGAGAACATACCCTTTCAGGAAGGGAATACAAACAAAAGATTATCTACCGATGCGTTGAAAAGATACGTGGCACCTGATTTAACACCTTATCAGAAAACCGTAGACGCTGATAAGAAGTATCTGTCTGCCGTGGAAATTGACGATGTGACATCAATATTATAGTTATGAGAATAAATTATCAGTCCGATTTTAAAATCATAGAGAAAAACCTGAATGGAGACCTGAAAACTCCTTTCCGGTTTACTTATCAGACAGCATTGTCGAAACCCGTCGTAGCCTCTTTCGACGGACACGATTACAAGAACTGTCGCAGGCTGGATGATGGCAGCCTGCTGGTTGTGTTTGATAATCATGGCATGCGTACGGGCAACCTGACGGTCAGACGCGAGTATTACCTTACTGATGCTGATTTTGCTGATGGTATCTGTAACCTTGTATCCATGGAGTTTACAGGCATCGTTCTTGTCAATGGCAAGTCTGATGACAGTACAGGTACAATTGACGTTTATCCAAACTACCAGAAAGGCGATAAGGGAGACCCGATGACATGGGAATCCATGACAGAGGAGCAGCGTACCGAATTAAAGGACTCTGTGGTAAAGGATGTGCAGAATGAGATGCTTTCTTCCTCTCCTATTTCCGATAAGGAATACGAAGATGTATTGAGTGGTTCCCTTTAATCGGGAACCGATAAAGAATAAATTTACGAATTAAAATAAGAATTATATGGCTAAAATTCATAAACTTACCAAAAAGGGTCAGACTATTTACCCTGCTACAACCACTGATGCGGTGGTACATCCAACTAGTCGTAAAAACCTTACGGAAGAACTTTCCAAATTAGAAAATTATAATGGGCTGGATTCCCCTCACTGGGGAGTTGCTGTTCAAGAAGAATTCAGTAAAGTTGGAATATTTCTCCTAAATGGAGAATTTAGCGGCAATAATCATTATAAAACAAAATTATATTCTCTTAAATCATTTAAAAAAGGAGTTGCTTCTATTCAAGAATATGGAAGTGGCTACTACTCTATTGGTATTTCAGATTCTAATTTTAAAATGATTAAGCCTATAATGAGGGTTAATTCTATGGATCCTAAAAACGTTCTATATAGTTTTATCTCTAATGATTCGGAATATTATCTTTTTGCAACAAGTCGTATAAATACTGGAGGAAAAGAACCGGAGTTATATACTGAATCTTCAGGTGTAAATAAAATACAAGAAATAACAAAATCAATTGAATTAATTAAGTCATTAAATTCAAGTTTAATAGTTTCTAAAGAGACAAAACTAAGTTCAAAAAAATCTCTTGATGGATATTTTACAATGGATAATAAATTTCTAACCGGACAATATACGACAGAGTTTTATCCATTAGAAGATTGTAATTATATTCTAAAAGGCATAGATTATGGTACAGCATTGATAACGTATGGGTATTCTAGAACAATGAGTTCTTCTGTAGAAGATATATTACTAAAATTCCCAATGAATTCTCCAACGCAAGAACCTATAACATTTAGATTGAATAAAGATGATCATCCTAAGGATGCAAAATTTATTTTTGTAACAAAAAGAAAGAATTATGAAAAAGATCTTTTTAGGGTATCAGATACCTACATAAGCGATATGTTATTTGAAGCTGATTTTACTAAAATGACAGAATCTATATCCTATGCTGGGTATATTCTCCATGAAGAGTGGCTCGAAAATAACTCTTATACAACTTTTTATTACCCATTAGACAAGTCTTTAGATTATAAAATTATAGGTGAAGAATATGGTTCTGGTATTCCGAGCTATGGTTTTGCAACAAATACTAATAAAGAAAAAGATAGTATAATTAAATTTATTAATATGAATGCCGGCTCTGGAGTTGTACCTTTCGATGTTGTAATAAAGAAAGAAGATATTCCTTTAGAAGCCAATTATATTTTTGTGGTTTCAAGAAATAGTAATCCCAAATATCTGTATGAAGGACTGAAAAAATTTATTCCCGAATTAAATAAAGAAAAAATAAATTTATTAGAAGCCCTCCTCCCCTCCGGTACTTATAGAGCAAGAGTTATTGAATATACAGATAAGGTTGTTGGAAAAGAATATACTGACAACAATGTTAATAGAACTTTTAATCTGTTACAGGTTATAAGGAAGTATAATACTACGCATGATATAATGGTATGTCTTGGGTTGAATGGCCCTAATGGAATGTTTGGTATTCGTGGATGGAGATTACTTTCCAATCAAAACAGAACATTATCAAAATTTCCACAAGATACGTCATTTACAGAAATGAGTGAGACTATAGGGCCATGGAAAATAAAATCTGTAAGCAATGCAGTAGGAGATAGCGGTCAAGACTTTGTAGGAGGATTTCATGCTTTAATTAATCCCGATACAGATAGTAATTATCCATCCGCAAAAAATTTAGGATACATTTTTTATGCTGATAACAAGGAATTATCTGTGGGAGAAGAAGTTTTTTGTAATAGTATAACAGCAATTTCTTCTGTTAATATATGCTCAAGCAACACTTTTGACAAACAAACAAATACGGCAAGAGAAGTTCTTAATTATCAAGATACTTATCAAATGCAAGGAGATAAAATATATGTATTTGCCAAATTTAAAGCACTAGAAGATATTACCATAAATTTACATTATGGGCTTCAAACTGCTGTGTTTAATCCTATTATTGGCTATTTGACTGATAATGGAATTATTGAAACAAATACAAGCATAGATTATGATAAAAAAGAAATTACACAAATACCTTATTTAGTTTATGCTAAAAAAAACGATGGAAACACTTTGTACTGCAAGATGTATGATCAAGGTGCTATGACTGGGAATAGAGCGAACGGTGTTAAAGCTTTCCAAATGAGTTATGGTGCAGGAAATACTAAAACTTATCACTATGTATATGGAAATGGTAAAATAGGAAACCTGAAAAAAGGTGATTCAAATTACTATACTGGATGGTTTTGTATTTCTGATAAAGATTTTGCAATTGTAGACTAAACTTGTAAAAACTCCCTGCATGCCTTCGCAGGCAGCAGGGAAAAAACTTATGCAAACCTCGCCAGGTCTGTTGGGTTATGAAAAACACATGCAAATATAGTATTAATCTTAAAAACAGACAAAATGAAAGATGTTATTTACAATTTTATCCAGCAGCACATGATGACACACATCGTGCTGATTGCCTTATGTATCGCTGTCACTATTGGGGCTATGTTTATAGACCTGTTGACAGGAGTTATGAAAGCCAAACAGCGCGGCGAGGCAAGGACATCGACAGGTTACAAGAAAACGGCTGTCAAGGCAAAGAAGTACTTCACGCCATTCTTAGAATTGTGTTTCATAGACTTACTTTGCTGTGTCGTTATCCCTTTCCCTGTCTTCTCCATGATTTGGACGGTCTATTGTATATTCTGCGAATTTATATCGGTAAGGGAAAAATCATGGGAAAAGGCGGAATTGAGGAAAGCAGAGAAAACGATGAGTGTGATAATTGAAAACAAGGAAGATATCGCAAAATTGGCTGCACAGATATTATTTGAATCCAAGAAGGAGGAAAAGAAGGAATAAAAAAGCCGGTATCGCTATACCGGCATAGTTATCGCCATATCTTTTATGAAAAGCAGTATAATTAAATACTGTCGCAAACATACATAAATTATTTAAATATAAAAAATATATAATATGAAATTAAGAGTAGAAAGATTATGGAAGAAACCCGCTTACACGGTGGGCAGACTGTTCGTAGACGGAAAGTTTTTCTGCAACACACTGGAAGACACCGTCCGCGATTTGAGCAATGAAAAGAAGGTATATGGCAAAACCGCCATCCCTTACGGAGAATATAAGGTAGTATATAACTGGTCTCCCAAGTTTGGCAGAAACCTGCCACGATTGCTTAACGTCCCTGCCTTTGAAGGCATCTTGATACATCCGGGGAATACTGCCGATGACTCTGCCGGCTGCATACTTGTCGGAAAGAATACGGAAGTCGGGCGATTGACCGAATCCCGATATACATCCGATAAGCTCAATGTGCTGATAGGGGATGCGCAGAGAAGAGGCGAAAGTATTACAATTGAAATTGTATAGAGCAGCTTGGTAGGGTTGTATGTTAATGTTGCAAACTAAAACCAAATTGAAATGAAATGGCTTCCTTACATATTACTGATTGTACTCGCTTTCGGTTTAGGATGGTTCGCAAAGCCATCCCCCGAAGCAGTTATAGAGGCAAGAACGGATACGGTATTCAGTTCAAGCCTTGTGATAAGAAGGGATACGGTCCCCTACTACCTTCCTACTCCTTTGATTTGCTGGCACACGGGCGATACTATCCATGTAGGTGATACGGTGCTCCCTGTCGAGCAGAAGATATACCGGGACAGTAACTATACGGCTTATGTCAGTGGTTATAACCCGAACTTGGACAGTTTGAAAGTATATCCTAAGACTGTCACGGTTACTAATGATATTGTGCGCATACCGAAATGTCCATCAAAAAAATGGGGATTAGGAATTCAGGCAGGATATAGTTATCCGGCGGGGAGTTATGTAGGAATTGGAATTAGTTATAATTTGTTGGTGTGGTAATTTATTTGTATAATTGCAAAATTATAATATAAAAAAGAAAGGAGGTTCAAAATGAAATAGAACACTATACCGGGGATTATCCTCACAACGCTACGAGTAGAAGCGTAGCGATTACTCAAAAATAACAAAAGCAGTTCTTTCGGGGGCTAAGAATTAAAAAAAAGCCCCCAACATATCATCATATTAATATTGCCACATAAAAACATGATAAAGCATAAGATACCTGATGTTGGGGGCTAATATCTTCAACATAAATATCTTATGCTTTGTTCATCAAAATCTCATGTTTTATGTGGCGAGGCAAAGATAAGCATAAAAATTAGAAAAACTATGTGCAAATCAGAAATCTTTGCCAAGATAATTAATATTGTTTCAAAAGAAACCGAAGTGCCTGTAGACCAAATATTATCCTCTGATAAAAACATGGAAACAGTGGATGCCCGGTATCTTCTTGTGTCTCTCCTGTCTGAAAGCGGCATGTACCCTTCACAAATAGCCGTTCATATCCACAAAACCAAACGTGCTGTTAACTACATGATATCAAATTTCTATGAGAGGATGGAAAGTGGGAAAATGTTGAGAATATATTGGGATAATATAAAGAAATCATTGGGAAACAACTGATTTTACATAAGTTACAACATATGTACTTTTGTATACGGTCAATTTTGACCGGGATACAAAATACAAATACTTATGGAAAGAACTTATGTTTTTAATTCAGACGGAGGCAATGGAGGTTCAGGTGGTAGCAAGCTTGACATTACCGCCATGCTTCCCGGGATGTTTGGGAACAAGGGGATAGACCCTAACCTGCTTGCCTTGATGAATAACGGCAACGGCTTTGGAGGACAGGACGGATGGTGGAGCATTATCTGGCTTGTTGTGATAGCAAGTATCTTTGGATGGAACGGCAATGGTGGCGGTTTGTTCGGTGGACGTGGAGGAAACGGAGCTAACGGACTTCCGGCAGAATTGGCAGGAAACGCAGGACGCGAATTGTTGATGCAAGCTATTCAGGGTAACGGTAATGCTATCTCTCAATTGGCTTCTTCATTCAACTGCTCTACCCAACAGGTTCAGACAGCATTGTGCAATGTTCAGAATAGCATTACACAAGTAGGTAATCAGGTGGGATTGTCAACCAACCAGATTATTAATGCTATGCAGTCAGGCAACCAGTCTATCCTAACTCAACTTGCCGATTGTTGCTGCAAAACGCAAACAGCTATTGAAAGACAAGGCTATGAAGGACGTTTGCAGAATTGCGAATCAATGAATGCCCTTACCAATACAATGAACAACAATGCATTGTCATTGCGTGACGGTGCTACTGCCAACACGAATGCTATCCTTGCCAAACTTGATGCAATTCAAAATCAGGCATTGCAGGACAAGATTGCATCTCTTACTGCGGAAAAGGCTACTTTAACAGCCGAAATATCCCAGCGTAATCAGAACGCCACTATCCTGAGTGCAGTAGGACAACAGATTGCTCCTTTGGCAGCCGGATTGCAAAGCCTGCAATCGGACGTCGATGGCATTAAATGCCGCATGCCACAAACCGTGCCGGTACAATACCCTAACATCGTTGGCGTAAATCTTGACACATACAGAGCTGCTGCTTTTGGAGCCTATGCCGGTGACGCTGCATACGGACGTAGTGGATGTGGTTGCAACAACTACTGGGGTTAATCCGGTAAGAAAGGAGGTAGATATGTGGCCTAACTTTTTTACAGGATTCCCATCCCTATTCCCATCAATCGGAAGAACAAATTTCAACACTCTTCCTACGGTGGCTGTGACCGTCGGCACGGAGAATGTTACTTTGGAACTTCCTAACCACGCATTCCGTAACAGGGATTATGTTGGAGGGTTCTATATCAGCCTCCGTCAGGCTATACCTGCCGGCACGACTGCAACTCTTCCGATACTGATAGGGACTAATGGGGACACAAGACCGTTGATGGCTTATAACAATGAGCCTGTGACTGTTGAAAACTTAGCCGGAACAGGCATCTATGAAATTCACTATAACAAGTACACCAACGAATTGTATCTTGTTAATGGTGGATACAGACCGACAGCGGCTCCGGCTCCTACAGCAGAAACAGCTTCTTTAAGGAGCAAGTAATAATTAACATGGAGTTTTGTGGTGATTTCCAAAATGGGAATAGCCACACTCCTTTAAAATCAAACAATCATGTTTCAAAACTTACGAGTAAACAGTACATTATATCTTCTTCATAGAGGTGCAAATCCAAGTTTGGAATGTGGGCAGGTCGTTAATGTAAGCCCCATAAAAACCATATATAAGACTGTTCCCAACATGCCTTATCCACAGCCGGTACAGGTTATTGATTTTGTCGTGAATATAAACGGACAGAATGTCAATTTGCAAGAGATACCGGCTAATGCCAATATTGCCGATGATATTAAGACAGGAATGCTGATTACAGGGTCAAGAGACGAAATGAATACTGAGGTCCTTACCATGAAGCAGAAAAGTGAGGATGTCCTAAAAAGTGTGGAATATCATCAGAACTTTCTTAGGGTATGTGACCAAATGCTTGCCATGCTGAACCCTGAATTTGCAGCCAAGCAACAGCAGGAGCAGGAAATATCCGCATTGAAAGGGCAAATGTCCAATATGGATAAGAACATGCAGGAAATGAGCAAAAATATGGCTGATCTCATTGCACAGAATCAGAAGTTAATGGAACAGCTCGGAGTGGTTGAAGCATCTAAAAACAAGAAATGATTATGGGAATGTGGGAAATATTAGAAGAAGGGCGTGACGATTACGGACGCGGCTTCGGTATGAGAGGTGACGAAGTGGAGGAAGCCTACAAGGAAGGCTGCCGCAAAGGTTACGAAAAAGCCATGAGAGAGATGCGCGGAGAGATGGGTTTCCGTGATGGTGGGAGAAGTTATTCAGGTGGTGGAAGCTCATCCGGCATGGATGAACGCAGATACCCCGGATACTTTCCTGAATATCCGCGTATGGATGAAATGGGCGAACGCAGACGCAGACGCTCTAACGGTGAATTCTATTAATAACAGGAGGGGTGAAACGCCCCTCTTTTTAAATTAAGGCTATGGAACAAAGATTAGATACATATAGCAAATTCCCATCAGGAATGCAAGAATACCTGGAATCATACGGATTCCATTTCAGTAAAAAACTTTACGAATGGGCTGTTTCAAAAATGAAAGTGAAAGACGAGGCAACAGGCAAGGAAAAGAAACTTGACCCTTGGAGTAAAGATGAGGTGGACGATATGCTCAAAGCAAACGGAATTACCATCGAACACGACAAAGGATATGACGTTGCCTATGTTGCAAATATGTTGAAAGCAGATTTTTTCAAAAAATCATTGGTTGACGAAGCACATTTGTGCAAACACATAAAGTGCTACCTTGATGATATTGATGGGGACCCTTGCAGGGCGTTTGATGAATTCTTTGCCACCTGCATCGGTAAAGGAGTTCCTGTAATTTGGTCTGATGTTATATGATTGTTCAGGAGTTCTACATACCGAAATATGGGGATTGGCACGTCAAGGTGTATTATGCGGTACACACTTATTGGGCTAAGGAAATCATTACCGACCTGTACCGTATAGGATGCAGGGGGGATTCCCTCAAACGTGCGTATCGCAACCTGACGGAAGGCAGGATGAATACCGGACTTACCTATTCGGACTACAGGAGAAGAGAGACGGTAATGGTGCTCTCTTTGACTTCTACCCCCGAACAGTTCCAAAATTCGTGGGACCACGAAAAAGGTCATTTATGCCGGCATATTTCCAAGGCTTTCGGGATTGACCCTTATGGAGAGGAAGCACAATATCTCAGCGGATATGTCGGTCAGAAGATGTTTCCTGTTGCCAAGAAATTCTTATGTGAACATTGCAGAAAGGGAATGGAAAAATAATAATCGAACAGAAGCGTTCTTTGACTTGTTGGAATTACCGTTTTTACAAAATAGTCGTGAAATTATATACAAAAATCCAATAAAATTATATATCTTAATTATAAATATATATTGGAATAACAAATACTTTATTCTATCTTTGAGCCGAATTTTAAATTATAGATGGAAATGGAACAAGAAAACAACAATGCGATTCTTTCTTTTGAAGATTTTAAAAACCAAAACGGCATCGTTTATTGGTGGGCCTCAGAAGTAATGGTTATGCTTGGATATAATGATATGAAAGCATTTTGTAAAGTTCTTGACCGCGCGACAAAGGCTTTTGTTTCGCTCAACATTCCTCATTATGAAAATATAATAGCTGTGAAACGCAATAATAATGGCGTTGAATTCCAAGATTTCAAACTTACACGTTTTGCGTGTTACCTTGCTGCTATGAATGGCGATCCAAAAAAGCCAGAGGTAGCATTGGCGCAAGCTTATTTTGCACAGCAAACACGAAAATTTGAATTATACATTGAAAACAATCAGGAAATAGACCGCGTGCTAATACGTGAAGAACTTGCAGATGGAAACAAATCTCTCGCTTCAACGGCAAAAGCCGCAAATGTGACTGATTATGCAAAGTTTCAAAATGCAGGTTATCTGGGCATGTATAATATGGAATCGTGGAAGCTTGAAAAGAAACGTGGCATTAAAAAAGGAAAGCTATTTGACAGAATGAGCCGTACCGAACTTGCTGCCAATCTATTCCGTGTTACCCAAACTGAAGAGCTTATAAAGAGTAAACAAATATCTGGACAAGCTAATTTAGAACAAACACACTATACTGTTGGAAGACAAGTCCGAAATATAGTAGAACAAAATACCGGGCGCAAACCTGAACAGTTGCCACAAGAAAAAGAACTGCCTATAATTAAAAAGGCTCTTAAAATGACAGCGAAGGAAATGAAAAAAATTGATAAATAATTTCTTCGAATTGTAGTTTTGTCTGCAATCTAAAGGTGCAAAAAAGATACCCCCCCCCATACATCTACACTAATGAGCTACGGTCAACGTAGCCTTTCAATAAATAAAGTAACTATTTAACATTAAGCGGTAATTCCCAACGGTTTTACCGCTTTTTTTATGTTAACATAATATGAAAGATGATAAGTTGAACATATTGCTTGAGCAATCGGATGATATTCCTCATTGGGTATTCTGCCAACTGCTAGCCATGATACAATGGAACGTTTAGAGAGGTGGATTTATAAAATGATTCCCTTTGTCGTTTTGATGAAGGTGGCTTTGTTGTGCGGCTAATTGAAGCTTATGGGATATTTGGAATGAACTACCTATCATTGGATTATCCATAGCTTGTTAGTGTGAAGAAAAGGGGACTACCCGATTAAGAATGATCCCCCCCAAAAAAAAATGGTTACTTTATAAGGACTCGCATTTGAAAACCCCTAAATCTTCAGTTTAGCGGTAGTTCACAAAGTGAATGCTGCTACTGCCCGCACCCTGTAACTGTAGCACTTGTCGCCGTTGCTCGTCTGCCCACTGAAGAAGTGTACGTACCAACTGAGGCTGAGACTGTACTCAGTACTGGACCAATACCATGTGGAAGATAACGGTTCTTTGCCTATGTACCTCAGCACATCGTTTATATTATCTTGATAATGAGCCATTAAATTAAGCTGTCCTAATGATGGGATATATTCGTCATCTTTCAGCAGATTAGACAGTTTAGGATTTCGCTCAATCAGTTGAGCAGTGTTACGCTGTCCATTCATATCAAATAGTGCATCACATTCACGCCCATAATAGATTTGATTTCCAAATTCCTCTCGGCTGTCATTGTCAAGCAACTGAACATCCTTATGCTCCGTCAACGAGATGGCAAACGATACGTCTTTGTGCTTTAATCCGATGTATCGTACACAATCTTTGAAGTTATCGCCGGTAAACGGTTCTGCATGTCCGTCTTCGTAGATTAGATACAAGCCGTTGGTCCAGTCTGCCCTGTCTTCTTTAGTCGGCATCATAACCGATTGGCGTAAATTTTCAATGTTAACCTTCATCGTCTTATTGTTTTTAAATTATTGCTCAATACTTTTTCCCATTTTTGTTTTCTCTCAATTCATTGTATCTCATCTTCTGATTGATGTGCCATGTGAGGTCTATGTCCAAATGGTTGGCAAGCCCGAAAATAGCCAATAGCATGCTATTTAATTGCTTTTCTAATGGATAGTCATATTCATACGCATATCTGATGGGAATTGTGGATATAGCATATATACTTTCTGTAAAGGTCTCATCCTCACAACTTTCCTCCGCCTCGTATAACATTTCTTCCGTAAAATCCTCGATGTCTATCTTACGCAATCCGCACAAATCAAGCAGGCGTATAGCTGCATCGGCAAGTTCATCGGGAAGTGTATCTTTTACATTCTTTTCAAAGGAACACTTAAATCGCTTTTCTTCTTCCACTAATGGAGGATAGCAATTATAGTCCATTTCAAAACGTGATTTACATTTCTTTCCTAATCTTCCCTTTCTATCTGCCTCCACAGCTTCCATAAGCTCGGATATAACTAAACAAAGGTGGTGTTTATTACTCAATTCCTCATCGTGAAAACCGTGTTCACAAGCGGTTTTATAAGCGCGATCGCGCAATTCGTTTAAATTAATATTGTTCATTTCCTTATTCCTAATTTGATTTCTTCATCCTTGATTATTCTCCAATCTTATCGACTTCCTCATACCGTTCCTTATTTATCCACATCTTTGCAGTTCCAAGAGCTGGGTGATGTAAACAATGTCGTTACGATATGGCACATGACGGACGCATTTTTCTATCTCATCAAACCTATTCTCCATGCATCTGTGACACTTGCTTACCAAAATTAAGGTAAAAATGCCAAAGTACAAAAATTTAATGGGGCAAGTACGGATTTAAATATTAATTCTGCTGTTTCCATACTTATTTAATCATAAATCAATAGCTTTGCAGTCCAATAGAATATCACACAATATAACGCGTATCCGAGTAATCTTTCGCAAGTTTGCGAAGGTTCTAATCCTGTAATAAAGTCCCACATATTATACTCATATACACAAATTAGATATGATATGATGGCAGATGCCAATACATATGTGAATTTTCTCATAATCATATAAGTTTTAATGCTTCTTGTATTCCAGCTTCCAGTGCTTCCTCGTAGGTGGTGACATATACTTTATAGCCATTCCCTTTGCTTATTTCGTTCTCCATCCAGTCGCTTTCTTCTGTTGGAACATTGAAATCACAAAAAGAGACCTTCCATTTTTTCCCAATAACAGGTTCTACCCATACATACACACTTATTTCTCGTAGCCATTTCTGGGCTTGGTATAAAGAAGGAATCGGCATTGCGTTCTTAATATTCTTGTGACGCACGATTTTCTCATTAATGATACAATCCCTAGAAGCTCCAATGACGTCATCATCTTGGTCTAATATACAATATTCATAAGTCTCGTCAAATCCTTTCTCTTTCAGCAGCTTCGCAGTCTCTAGTGTTACAAGTTCTTCGGTCATGGTTATTCCTTTTTTAATTCATTCAAAACCTTCTTTACGAGCTCGTGGCGTGGTAATTGCCAATCCTTCGCAATATCATCTATTTTATCATCATAATGATTGTCGTAAACATACTGATTTAAGTTGTCAACAAACCCATCACTATCAAGTCCTTCGTCACAATCATCAAACATATCAAGTTCATAGGCTAACTTGGAGCATTCACTGTGACTTACCCAGTCATAAACACGACCGTCATAAACATTGGTCTGTCTGTTATATTTTTCTCCAACGGAAATTACTTCACCGCAAAAATCGCACCTATGTTCTTTGCGAGCGACAAGAGTTCCATTTCTTAATACTTTCATAGTTATTCCTCCTTCTCTATTTTTACTTTTCCACGGTTAACAAAACCATCACAGTTCATCAAAGCACAAAGACAGACGGAATATTCTTCCTTTTCTGACTTACTGTAAATGCGCAACAGTGAGCATTGGTTGCATGGGACATTTTCACTCGTCATCTCATGCAACACTCCATTTATTATTATTCCGTTCTTTATTTCCATATCTCAATCTCCTTTCTCTTTAATTCGTTCCAGTACATCCCTGTTGGATTCTAGTATCTCATCGAAAGACGGTATTGGCATCCAATAGATTACATCATCTCTATGATAACTCTCACTTGCAGCGCAGTCATACCAAAAGTGATATTCCATATCTTCGTTGTAATCTTCATCATAATGCGCTATCCTTATTGTTCCATCTTCAAGCGCCACTAATTTTTCGTTTGTATCTTCCGGCAACCGTTCCTTAACGCTTATCCACGGGGATTGCTTGGACTGCCACTCAGCACCTTGGATGAAATTTATCTCTCCAAACCTTGCCAAATCTTTACCAAACAAAGTCCTGTCAACTGTCCTGTGATTAAACAAGATATTTTCCCTTGCCGCTTCTTCTACTGTCTGTTTCATAATTTAATCAATTAGGGGTGATGTGGTTGAATGTTCAATTCGTTTTCTATAAATCTCTGTAACTTATGGGCACATTCCGAGCATAAGTCGGCTTCTTGGATGAATATATCTTCCCTTCCACCAACAGAGCCGCCACCCCATTCGTCTATCTTGAAATCCAATCTTGCGCTGCGGAAATACGATGGCTGTATCTCTCTTCCGCATGCATCACATATTATCGTTACTTTTTTCATATTTTATTACTAAAAAGATTACGTTTCCCCCCCTTATAAATCCAATAGCTCACTAATGTTATCTATGACTTCCCCGTCTGTCAACGTATCATCCAGGATGATAGATTTAATCTGGTCTGAAAGCCATGATGTGCCATTTTCAAAACCAAGAGCAATCATGTCTTTAATATCGGAAACGCCATTCGGAACTCCGTTTGTCCCGAATAAATCAATTACTGATTCTGCATATTCTTTTGCTGCTTCTTCTAATTTCTGTTTCATATCTGCTATGTTTTGAGGGTCATTTAATTTTTAAGAAGTTGCTCATTCGCTCAATGCATCTTTGTTTTTGATTGAGATTGGGATGCACATATAAATTGAGTGTGGTAGCGATATTCGAATGTCCAAGAATTACACTCACTGTCTTATAATCGCATTGACTTTCAATGCATCTGGTAGCAAATGTATGCCGGAGTCCATGAAACACAATGTGCGGAATATTCAGACGCTTCAAGAGCCGGGCAAAGAAATCACGGTAAGAACGGGGATCTTCCGGACGTCCTGATGTTCCTACTACAAATCGGGACGGAGATATTTTCTTTACTTCCTTCAAGGCAAAGAGAAGCTGTCTTGAGATAGGTATCTCCCGGTATGAATTTCGTGTTTTGGGAGAAGTGAAAGTCCTTTCCGTAGTTCTTGATTCGCAGTTGTATATCCTTCCTGCTGTATAACTAATGGTGATTACCTTCTGTCTGAAATCCACATCTTCCCATCGCAGGGCACACACCTCTCCAATCCTCATGCCGGTACACAGAGACAGCAGAATGCCTATATTCTTAGGAGTTGGGGATTCGGTGAGATGGCTCATCAGTATCTGTTGATGGTTTAAGGACAAAGTAGGCAAACGGTGAGATTCGGTATCTGTAGGATAGTTTATCTCCCACTCCTCATAAGGGAATAACTTATGTTTCCCACCATACTTGACTATAGATTTCAGCACCGCCACAATATCCCTTACGGTTTTTTTAGCAAGACCAGAGGAAAGCTTGTAGAGAACAAATTTCTGAACGTCGCTTTCCGATATAGCTGTCGCCGTCCCATAATATGGGAGTAAATGGGTTTGAAGGGTAAGCATATACGCGCACATCGTGGCATGCTTTATAATGGGCTGCTTCGCAGCACTCCAAATCCTGGCGACTTCTTGAAATGTTTTAGTATTCATTTCTGTTCTGATTTACATTAATTCAATTATAACCTTCTTAAAATTAACATATAAAGGCATTTCTGACATGCCCCCATTGTAATCCAACTGTCTTAAAGAGGGGACAACCTCTCCGTTATCATCAATCTCATAGTCTGCAATATAGGCTAACTTCTTCGCTTCGGGGACCAATATCCTTTCATTGCTCAAAGGAGAAAACCTTTCATGGGACGGGACCGTTATACAGACCTTGCTTCCAATAGGGAGTCCTTGGTTGGATTCAATGTATTCCTTTTCCAACTTCTCCTTTTCGCCGTTCAATTCTTTTAGCGTTAAATCGATGGCATCTCTTTTGCTCAGAAATTCTTCCTTATTCATGTTTTTGTCATTCTAATTGATTCTAACATACTTACCTGCTATATTACAAGTCCTTAATATCTCCGCATTATCCTCGCCAAAAGCGATTAAGATGGAACCACAACCGGGTGAATCTCCACGAGTCCCGTCCGGGCGAAAGAAACGAATCCTATTGCGCAAAAACTTCATCGCCGTTGCTTTTTCAAAAATTGTGTCTTGAAACATCTTTGAATCGCAGCGATTGAAAAGTAAAGCGATACCGTTTCCATGCTCTGCCATCCTGCTGATGAATTTTTCAATTAGAGGCCGGGAATAAGGCGGGTTTAGCCATACACGGCCTTTCCATTCCTGTTTTAACCCATCAACGTTTTTATTATACATCACCTTAGCTGTTTGCCATAGTGGGTTGACCGGGGCACACGGATCTAAATCAAATTCACCCAACGCTTCTATAATCTCCTTCGGCGTATACCATTCATCGGTAGCGCATGCTGACCGTTCAAATTGTGTATTCATTCCTGATCTGTTTTACTCTAATTGTTTATCGAAAATCTTAATACATTCAAATAAATAGTGCGCAATTATAGGTTGTACTGCATTGCCTATACACTCCGTTCTGTCCACCCTATCGGGAAGTTCATTAGACTTTCCAGCAAATCGGGGTGAGGGTATTGACTGTCTTGTTCTCCATCCCGGATATACTCGTGTATATTGCCCCGATAGGTAGGGCTCCCGAAATATCGATTCTTGGATGCTCCTCTTGCCGTTGACTTCACAGGAGTAGGCAATACAATATAATCGCTCCCGACCCTGTTGTATACCAAAGTCGGTGCCTGATAAACATTGCCATTCTGCATCATACCCGATTTCGGAAAGGTCGCATAAGACCCGTTCAAATCCCCGAATAAGGAGCATTGGACTGTTTTCAATGATGATGTATTTAGGTCTAACTTCCCGTATAACTCATTAGATTTTTATTAACACTATTTTCATGGCATATTTCTCTAAACATTAATTGATATTTTGGTTTTATTAAATAATAAGCAAAAGTTTCAATTAAATCAACATCATCGTTTGTTCTACCTTGTATTTTGAAATGATTGATCCCTAAATTTAAATAAGTATTAATCATATCAATTGTTACAACTTGTGGAGCATTTAATATTTCATAAAGATTACCATTACCGCAATAGCTTTCATGAATACATTTAAACGTAATATCATTGTTATTTATATTTAAATTAGATATATGTTCATAATGATTTTTTCTTGATTTACAATTGTTAGGACAAATTGTATTAACAATTATTTCAAGTTTATTACGAGTATGTTCTGGAAATAATGATATAGTTTTCCAGTCATTTATCATATATTCACTTAATACTATACGTTTATATTGATCTGTCTTTTTTATAATAGCTTCAAAATCAAAGCAAGCGGTAGTTGATAATATAAACTGTCCTCTTCTTATACCTTGATTTTCTAGCCATTTTTCAATATATAAATTAGAAAGACAAAAATAAGTATTTTTCTTATCAAATGTTGTTATAATTCGTGATGCATAATCATCTGGAAAGTATTGTTCGTTAGCAAATAGATTACTCATAATGATAGTTGGACATAAATTATGTTCTTTACAAAAATTTTCAACTTCTTTTTCATTGTTGAAATGTCCACTATTTCGTCCGCCATTTGCTACTCCACCATTAGATCCATAAAAAGATGATATAATAAAGTTATCACGAAAAATATATGGATAATTTTCATATAATAAAATAGTTTGTTTTACTATATGAAATTTTTCAAATAGTCCTGGAAGATTAAAATAAACTTTCATAAATTTTTGATAATTTTGAAGTTAATTTTATAAAAAGTAATGGTAATAGGAGGGAGATTCGAACTCCCTTCTCTCTTAAGAGACTTCACTACCACGCAAAGTTTTCCTATTCCAGCTTTTTACGACATTAGCTTAGCCGTTGACTTATCGTATTACGCTGTAACACGAGTATAGTCTGTTACGAAAGATTTGTCATTTCTGACGTCTATTGACCTATTCATTTTCATCTTCGCTGTCAAAACCAGATAGCCCCTTCGTTGTTTCTTTGTTATCGTAGTGAAACGCCACGGTCAGAAAGTTCTATGTCCTGATTTTACAAGATACTTTGCAAAGTAATTTGTGGAGCTAGAGGGAGTCGAACCCTCGTCCAAACGATTCATCTAATGACCTAACAGTCAATATAGTAGTATATAGTTAAATCAATAACTATATACTTAAATATAATAAACTGTAGGTAAGTATAATAAAAATAATAATCGGAAATATACTTATTAAATATAAAGGCAGATGCTTACTCTATATTTAAAGATTTACTTCTATATCTAATAATAGCGTCAATTATTACTTTACTATAGGCTCTAGGCTCGCTTACTCTACAGTTTTAAATAGGCTTTGATTGCATGTATAGTATAGCAAGTGCTCACGCAGAACGGACTCGATTGAACTATAGGCATAAAGCTCTCTATACATATACAATTTGATTTTGTGTACATCTTATTGAATATTCTGATTAATGTAATCCACAATCTTTTCCAATCTACTTAAAGAAAACAAATGATTATTAAGCGTTCGCTTGCCTTCTTTCCATTCGTAAAATAATTGATAATATGGTGGATTGAGTGTCCGGTCAACCTTTATGCGATATTGATTAGTACCATATTCAGTTATAAGATTCTCAATATATTCGTCCGAATTTTCTAAATCAGTAACAAATACCATCTTATCAGTAGTAAGTATCATCTTTTAGTTCCTTTCTAATTTGTTATGCGTCATTTGATAGCTTCATAAAACACATCCATATTGTTTTGCTCTGCCTTCCGGTAGTATGGTCAAACAACGGTTTGAACGGAATAACAGACAAAACTTCCGCAGCTTTTATCTGACTCTCGTTCCATTTGAATACAAGTGTACCGTTAGGCTTCAAGACGCGCATACACTCAGTAAATCCATCGTGTATGAGTGACTGCCAGTCTTTCGGTAGTTTCCCGTACTTCTTAGCCATCCATGAGGTTTCGCCAAGTGTTTTCAAATGTGGCGGATCAAACACCACCATGTAAAAAGAATTGTCCTCAAACGGCAAGTGGGTGAAATCGGCTATTATATCCGGTTTTATCTCTATGGTTCTGATTTTATCCCTGTCCTTGGCAGTTACTACCTCCGATCTCTTATCAACGAATAAGGTAAGAGGATTATGTTTGTCAAACCAAAACATCCTACTGCCACAGCAGGCGTCTAATATGATCTTTGTTCCAGTCATTTTTATATTGTTTTTAATTAATTACTTCCGCTAAACCTCCTTAAGCTCTCCATTGACTAGCATATACCATGTATCAGCCTTAACCTTTTTCCCGTCAACTTCAAATGCCTTAACCTCTTTAATCGGGTAGGTATCACCGTTCCATTCTCCACGCTCTGCGAGGACTATCCAGCAACCTATAGCTCCCTTAGCCTTACACCCGTATCCGGCAGCAAGAGCAATGCTATCCTTGCCTGTGGCTGATGCTGCACCTTGGTTGCCTGTGGCTGATGCTGCACCTCGGTAGCCTGTGGCTGATGCTGCACCTTGGTAGCCTGTGGCTGATGCTGCACCTTGGTTGCCTGTGGCTGATGCTGCACCTCGGTAGCCTGTGGCTGATGCTGCACCTTGGTAGCCTGTGGCTGATGCTGCACCTTGGTTGCCTGTGGCTGATGCTGCACCTCGGTAGCCTGTGGCTGATGCTGCACCTTGGTAGCCTGTGGCTGATGCTGCACCTTGGTTGCCTGTGGCTGATGCTGCACCTCGGTAGCCTGTGGCTGATGCTGCACCTTGGTAGCCTGTGGCTGATGCTGCACCTTGGTCACCTGTGGCTGACTTACCCTTCTTCCACTTGCATTTTTCAAACGTAAACTTAACGGCTGCGTCTACAATACTCTTAATACTTAGTTCCGCTCCTATGTGGATTTTTGAGCAAGCAATTTTCGTATCATCCGTATCTACGTCCATATCGCCAGTTCCCTCAACCTCGTGAAACTTATTCATACCAACTTCGGCAGGTGGATAGTAACTGAACACGTCCAACGGATGGAGGCAGAAGTGAAATCCGTTACCGCAAGCTCTTATATCGCCTGTTTCTTCATAGTCCTTACCTTCTTTGTATTGGAAATCCCTACATGTCAAATCGGGGTTAAAACCTTTGTAGCCTTTGATTTTGACAAATTCCTTTGGTAAGGTAACGTTATCCGGCAGGTTTGCCCTAAGTACCATGTACGCCATGTAGCCGGCGTCAAATCCGGCTATCCCGGTGCCAATGGCAGTTAGGAGGAATTCCTTTTCCAGATGCTCGTTAGCGTAATTCCCGAAGTTCCCTAAAAATACGATCAGCTCTTCTTCAGTTACTTTCTGCATATCCTTGTCCAGCGTAGGGATAGCATAGGACTGACCTTGTATCCCTTTTGCTTTCCCCATAATTGCACCAAACTTCTCAACTGCCAATCTAGCTGCACCTCCGGCGTGATTGCCGTTCATGTTGCTTCCAAAAACGAATATTTGATTTTCTTTCAGTTCCTGAATATTCTCAGGCGTTAATTCTCTTTTCATGATTCTTCCTTGTTTCTGTATTACTTTTAATTAATGGTTTCTACAAACTTCTCTAGGTTTCCACTCTGACGGTACTTTAGCCCACTCTCTGAATGCCTTATCAAATCCATCAAGGTCAGAGAACATATCCATCTTGGCGGTATCAGTAGTAATGAGGGTGGAGAACTCCTTGAAATACTTATCGGCAACTTTTACGAAGTCATTGTGCAACTTTTTTAAATCTCCAAGCAGAAGGGAGTTCTCTGCCATTAAATCGCTCGCTTCCTCTACTAAGTTATTGGCTTCGCAATTCAACAGGTGAGCGGCTGAAAGCAGCATATTCAATCTATCTATGCTACCATTGGCTATGGCGGCATCTATTATTTTTTTCTTTGGTTTCATAATTGTATATTTTCACTTTACATTTCCTTTCATGCGGTTAATACTTTCGTTCTCCTTTTTATTAATTTTGTCAATCCACCTTTGGAATTTGGCAGCTACAAGAGGGCAGTGTATGCGCAGGTTTCTGTCGCGTTCCGCTTCCCATTCACGTATCTTTCTCTGCATCTCGGTATTCATAAATTTCTCCTTTTTCGTTATAATTCTTTCTTTAGAAAACTGTTGCAAATTTGCCCATATCTGTCACAGGCACACACTCTATGCCCTTTAGCCTTACAATACGCAGAATTATCCCCGAAGTCCGAGGCATTCTTGCAATTCCGGCATTTGACATATACAATTTCCGGTTTGACTTTCTTTGGCATACTTAAAATGGGTTGTTATCATCTTCAGTGCTATTACTTGATATGGGAATAATGTTCAAGTCGTAAAAGTGAGTAGATGCAGCATTGAAGCCACAAATAAACTTCAATAGTCCTATATTTCTGCCTTTAGCTATATCAATCATGGCAGTTCCTTTTGTGTCCACGTCTGAAAACTCATCAGGATACCGCTTCCCTTTTACCTCAGGACGATAAATCAGCATAACTATATCTGCTGCTTCCGCTATCTGTCCACTATCCCTTAACCTTGCCAATGTAGGTACAGGGTTAAGATTATCCCTATTCATCTGCGACAATGCAATAATCCATATATCCAAATCCTTTGCCAGATTCTTCAGCCTTCTTGCAACCTCTCCCATCTGCTGTTCTTTGTTACTTCCCTTCATGTTAACATTCAAAATCTGCAAATAATCTACCACAGCCCCGTCTATCCCATTTTTAAATTTCATCTGACGGATTGAAGATATTATCGTGTCGATATTGGACGTGCTCCTATCATCGAAATAGATTTGCATTTTTGATACAGTATCCACAGCCCGGTCTACATTTTCCAACTGCATTCCGGAAAGCGGTGAGTAAAGTATGACATTTGAAGGAATACCACTTATCATTGAAATAATTCTAGACGTAATTTGTTCCTTCTTCATCTCCATTGAATACATGGCTATCTTAGCACCTGCTATTGCAGCGTTTTTCATCATGCTTACAGCCATTGACGTTTTGCCAGCACTAGTTTCACCTGCAATAATTATCAAGTCTGATTTTTGAAGTCCACCTGTTTCCCCATCTATCTTGTCAAATCCGGTCGGTGTACCTGTTAAGTCTGTTTTCCCTGACATGTTGCGGTTTATCGTTTCATATACGGATTCTATGCATTCCTTGACCGTGCTGATAGAATTACAATTGGATGAGAACAGATTAGCAAGCTGATCTGACACTTTTTGCACGACGTCGGCAATATCTTCCTTCTCATTAAAAGCGTTACTGTCGAGATAACTCCCAATATCAAAGAACCGTCTCCGTATCATCAGATCATGAAGTCTGCACGCATATTGATACAGATCGAATGTGTACATTCCTGAAATCTTTGTCAGCTCATATAAACTAAAGTCTGGATATGAGAACTCCAGTTTTGATTTCACACTGATGGCATCAGCTCTTCCACCGGAATCCGTTATTTCCAATACAGTCCTGTATATCTGCTTGTGAAAATCGTTATAGAAACAATTTTCAGTAAGGATATCCCTCACTTCGTAAATGGTATCTCTCTCGCTTAGAATGGTCCCAAGAACACGTTTCTCACACTCTTCATCTCTTGGCAATATACGCATTCCACTCGGCATTATTTCATCTTTCATCTTTCATAAACTTGAGTTGTTTTAAAATAGCATAATACAAAACATCCCATTTTGAACGGATGTCTGCTCTGCCCTCTATTGTGCGCAATGCGCTTTTAAACATATCGTTCCCATATTTGTCCCGTAAAAGCAAAAATTCTTCTTCCGTAGGCAATCGCATATTGGAAAAACAATACGGTGCTTGTTTCTTGATATATGACAGGAATTTATAATAGGCATTGTTATCTTTAGAAGATTCCAACAACGCATCATTCGTATCTTGGAACAAATTTGTAGCCCCCTTTTTTATCTCGGTCAATATCCAGTTCCTAAAATACTCCATAAAACCTTTCCTGTCTTTCGAGATAGTCCCTCCGGCTTTTAGGCTTATCACGAACTTGTCAAGCCATAGAAGAAACATATCATGGTCGAAAACCTTTATCCCGTTACGGTACAAATGAAGCCTTATTGCTTCCTCCCATCCGCTGTCTGATGACAGCTCATGTTGCAATTCACTGAGATCTATATCACAACTTCCAAAATCAGAACCCATTTTTTCTTTTGCTCTATTTATAGAGTTTTCTTTATTTATTTCTTCTTTCTTATTATTTGGGTTAGAGGTGGGTTGCAAAATTCCATCATTCTTATGCAGGTGGGTTACTAGGTGGGTTATCAACTCTTGTAACTCTCTATCATTTAATTTGTTAGGTGGGTTACTAGGTGGGTTATCTACAACTTCACCATTATATTTCTCAAAATTGATGAGAGTAATCACATTAACTCCTTGGCTATTATCAGTAGTGATCATTTTCTCTCTTTTCAACTTTCCAAGTAAAGATTTAACCCATTGTTCAGATCTTCCCCATTTTTTAGCAAGAAATCTATTGGATGCAGGATATTGCCCTCTTCCCCATGTTACTTCATAACACCCGATGCGCGACGTAGTCGATGATGCCTCAAATCGTGCTGACTGTATCAAGTCAATCCACGCTTCGCACTCATTAAATGCCCGGGCGGCCTGCCATATCTTGTTATCAAATAACTTGCGGCTTAGTTTTATAAATCCTTTATCGCTCATTTCTTAGAATGGATTATCTTCTTTAAAAAAAAAAGATTTTACATCGCTTACAGACAGATTATAATTGGGAATATGTGCTTCCTCAATTACCCAATTCTTTTGTTGGTACTTAAAATGAATACCATTTAATTCATATTTGTATAAATAGATTTTAAAATGGGGGCTATTGTTATAGAGAAATACAAAATCAGATCTACATTCTATTTCCTTTCCTATCAAGAAAAATTGTAAGGATATAGGACGGTTATGTATGTTACATCTTTCCTCTATATATTTAGATATTCCTGTGCCATATCTTGCTGCTTGAGCCATTGTTGACATATTAATAATATCTTTTTTCAGTTCGTAAATTGATATTATCACATCTTTGGGATTAATACTTACAGTCATTAAATCAAGTATTCCGTAATCACCAAGATTTACCTGTCTGTACATTTTACCTGATATTGCTAGCCCTTTATTAAATAATTCATATTTTCCATATTCACTTTGGTATGCTTCCCAAATAATATCTTCTAAATCTTTCTCTAAAAATTCCATATTACTTTTTTATTATTCCAATTAAATAAAGCAAATTGACTTCCCCACTTTTAGGGCATTTAGGTATATGTTCTATTTCATTCATTATTTCTCCTATTGTTTTCATAATTTATGATATAAGAGGTGTGGCAGCCTTGTATAAGGCTACCAGCACTTAGTTGATTATATTTTTGTTATTTCTTGATTTGTTTTATTTCAGCATCAGTGATAAGCATTCCGATTATTGCTTTGTAGTGGTCCACTCCTTTGTAGTTTTCACTGAACTTCTTAAAATCCTCAAACAGTCCGTTTGTTATTATAAAAGAATATGCTTCATTCTTGCAGTCTTTCTCAATATCATACTGCTTTTGTAATTCATTTAAAAAGTCACTGAATGTTGGTATTAAATGAGAATTTGAGCATTCAATCTCAACGGTTGCTATTTTCTTTTTCATAGCAGACCTCCTTTCTTCGCTGAAATGAAGCAAACAATAAACGGTAATATAAACAAGATAGGGTTAATGATAGTGAGTACTAACATTAATAAGAGAGAGGACAATTTAGTTTTCATAAGACAATCCTCCCATGAATTGAAAACCTAATATGCCTAACAATTCACTAAATTTGTTCTCATACCATAGCGGCTGCGTTTCTCTTGGATTATTTGGGCTTACTTGGTTCTCTCCATAAGAAAGACCTTTTTCTGTGATTGATTTAAATTGTTTTTTCTGACCGTGGGAAGAATCTCTCTCTATATCATACAGGTAGCCTTTTTCAATTGCTCTTTTGTTGAATACCTGTGCCGATATTTGTTTTTTCAGCCCCATTTCCGCCAATAATTTGGAAGCTGATTTGAGTACTCCTTTTGATGGGGTATAGTCGGGAAGAGGAAGATTGTACGGTTCAAGTATCTGTTTTGCAATAATCAGCTTTGAGCTTTCATTCAGGTTCAAGAACTTTGCCGCCCATGTAGCTGCTTTCATCTTGTCCGAAATGGTTGGCTTACTAACTTCTGTTTTTTCTTCGATTGCTTTTTGAACAGTTTTGTGGAACACCTGTCTGTAAACTTCAAATACAGGTCTAACTTTTCTTGCGATGAAAAACTCCATACAAGAAACCGTTAAGTAGTAGTTCACTTTGTTGTTACCTCCCCAACTTGCTTCATCTTGCTTGCCATTTTGGGCAAGCATTTTGTAATCAACTCCTTCAATGAATTGCTCGTTTGATGTCAAAGCTCTAACAGCCTTTCCCTTTTCAGAATAGACCAACGGCCACACCTCATCAAGGTTAATTGGGAACTCATTATCAGATTGGGATAACTTTAATACAGCGTTGAAGTACGCTTTGATTTCGCTTTCGCTACTCTTCTTTGATAAAATAATTTCTTTTGCCATTGTTTTATAGGATATTTTTGGCATTTCAGCGGAAGGAATAAAGAAACGGCAACTCCGCACTTACCCGTTATCCTACACCAAACAAGGCAGCGGAAGCATTAACTTTCCGGCACGGGGTTACGTAAGTTGCCATATATGTATAGCAGCAATCTTGCAAGCATAAAAAACGCCCGCTCGAAAAATATCGGCAGGCTCGCACGCTTGCCTTGTTTGTTATGTAGGATGCCGCAAATATACACTCATTTTCTGAAATACCAAAGAAAAACTATATTTTTTATTCCAAAGTCTTAATCGTAATCTCAACCCGAGGATTATCCTTATCTACGAATTTACGTGCATGGATAAGACAACAATTGTTATCGTTCTTGATACATTTGATTCGCTGCAACACGTCAAGTTGTAGTTTTAATACGTTATCAAGGTCGCTCCGTTTACTTGGGTAGTACACGTCAATGTAGAACTCAAATGGCTCGTTGATATTCAAATCCCTCAACTTCCCTGCCTGCCAGATAAACGATTCCTCATATTTTTTCAGAGCTGGAGTTTTCGCCAAACATCCGTGCCCATTAATGGTTACTATTTTATAACAATTAGCCTTAGAAGGGGCATTCCCGTTAATTATTGTTTTATATTCCATGTTGTTTTTTATTAAAGCCCCGAAGCGTATTCTCCGGGGCACAACCATTATTTACTAACCCTTGCCATTTATGTGTGGCTCACATTTATGAGGTGGTAGCAGGACTTGCACCTGCATGATTGTTATGCTGCTCATTTACATCTTTTATCGCCTACTATGAATAAGGCTCGCTGTTGTAGGTTTTGGTATCCGTCACCGATTGATTAATAACCATCGAATGCTTCGTTTACCTGATATGCTGGTCTCCTTTTCGCCAACCTTTCCCGATTATCATTTCCTATAATCCTCAGCTTAGAGCATCAATCTACTGCTTAATAGCGTCTTCTAATTCCGCCATACCACCATGTTTGCCCGCCCTATCTTCACAGACCGGGAAGGCATGTAAACAAATGCACTTAATCTATATCAAATCAGTCAACCCAAATTTAATTTTAATAACATTGATGATGGCTTTATACTGTTTCTCGTAGATTGTTCCCGAATGTGTCTTCTCCACTTTCTTTTCAAACTCTTCAATGCTGCCACGAAAACACCCACAAGTTATTTCGACTTTATTATCTTTTGTCAAATATGCGTGAGTGTGGCGGTTGCATGAACCGAAACAATCAAATCCGCAATGATTGTTATCATTTTCTATATCAGCATCGCCGTACACCCGAGCATCGCCGTACACCCGAGCATCGCCGGACACCCGAGCATTGCCGTACACCCGAGCATCGCCGTACACCCAAGCATCGCCGTACACCCGAGCATCGCCGGACACCCGAGCATTGCCGTACACCCGAGCATCGCCGTACACCCAAGCATCGCCGGACACCCAAGCATTGCCGTACACCCGAGCATCGCCGTACACCCAAGCATCGCCGTACACCCGAGCATCGCCGGACACCCGAGCATTGCCGTACACCCGAGCATCGCCGGACACCCAAGCATCGCCGGACACCCAAGCATTGCCGTACACCCGAGCATTGCCGTACACCCGAGCATCGCCGTACACCCAAGCATTGCTTTCTTGGTCTAAGTTCTCATCTTTCTCAACATATCCTCCCAAATCACCTTCCTTGGCATATTTGAAAGACTTTGTACACTTAATTTGGAATAATTTAATTCCAAAAGTATTAAATACAAACTTGTCTGTAAGTTCAAATTTCTTTTCCATGTCAATCAAAATTAAAATTATCCTCACCGTCCGGTTCTTCGTCCGGCATATCATTACCGAAATCCATCGGAATGAACCAATCTGAAATAAACTCTTCCATAACTAAATCAAATCAATTATTTTGGTTTTAACAATCGCATCCAATCTCATATCAGACAAACCTTGTGAAAGGTGTTGTTCCATCAAAGTGTTTGCCTCCTTTAAATCCTTTGCGCAAACCAAATTATAGTATTTCAATTCTTTCTCATTGCCGTTCTCATCAATCTGAGTATCTACAATGGTAGCCTTGAAGAATGGTTTGTCTTCTGTCTTTTCGTTGATTATCTCAATGATGTTTGAACGTGAAATAGAGAATACATCAGATCCCATATTATCAGACGCGTACTGTTCAAGCCCTTTGGCTTCCGCTTCTGCAAAAAGTGAACAGTCTGTAATGAAATGTTCTTTTACTTCTTTTTCAAGGCCTTCCTTGTTAGGTTTCATCACCTTTAACTTTACTTCGTAATACATATTATTCCTCCTTTATCTTACTACGTTCCTTAATCATCGCATCGGCTATCTGGTAAGCGGCTTTAGCCTGTTTTTCAGAGTTGTAGTTTATCATACTAACCTCTTTGAATGGGAAAAACAATGTTACAACTCTATTCCATAAAGTTCTTCTGCGTTTTGCTGTCATCATTATGCACTTCATTGCTTCAAGCGCAATATGATCTCGTGATATGTTGCTTTCCATAATCAGTCCTCTTCTTGTATTAGTCGTTTAATCAATTCTTTTTTCCATCCTTGAATAAATCCATTTTCATCAATATTCATAATGATGTAGTCGCCATATCCTTCATCTGCCGGACACATAATCTTAGGTACATAGCCGTCATAAGAAGCAATGGCGATGTGGTCTTCATCAGTAATATCACATATAAAATCATCGCATACTTTATAGTGAACATTGGCAATTGTTCCTTGCGTCCAGTTGACTATTTGTCCTGTCTCAATTGCTATAATAGGTCGCCAACGATAATGATCTGAATATATATTGTAATCAGCCTCTTCTTTTATTTGTACAGCACAAGGTATAAGAGGTTTACCTATGCCTTTACTCTCGCACAAATCAATGTCTCTCACTCCGTTTACTTCTGCATCTTCCCAATAGCGGACACCTGCATCTACTTTCAGATAGACCGCCTCAAACTCGGTCGGTTTGTTGATTGTAATTTTCATATTATTTTAATTGATTAATAACTTGTCTTTTGATTTTCTTGCAGAGCTTCCCGACAAAACGTCCATGCTTCTCTGTTCCGTCATCGGGCAACTCGTTTTTGTAAGTGTTGAGCAACTTCTGGATGAGAAGCACTTCTTGTTTTGTCAAAGTAAGTTTCATTTTTTAAAGATATTTACTCATTCTATCAACCTCTATTTGGGCTAATTGTAACAGGGATTCTTCATTAGGGGCAGGAAGATATACAGGGAATACATCATTCATAACCGACCAGTTTCTCCATTTTTCAACAGATAAGGACATTTCTTTTGTATCGAGTTCGTATGTGTGCCTGACATATATTGCCTTTATACCAGCTATTTCTTTCTCTACAAAATAAATGTCCTTGTTTACTTCCTTGTATATGAACTCTGCTTCGTCCTTTGTATATCCAGTTTGTGTAGCCCAATATTCAATAAGAAGCCATAAGTATTTGTTCTGATTTAAAGACCTTTGCGGTTTCTTTTCCGTCAATTCAAACACCTTCTGTTCCTTTATCAACTTCTCCAGCTTCGCTCTTGCCTGCTGGACGTGGAGAGGATTGGAACCATCGTATTTCATAGACTAAAATGGCAGATCATCATCCGACACGCTTGGCGCATTATTTATATCCTCTGGGCTAGGTGATGTATTCTGAGGTACAAACTCTTTGAGGTCTCCGCAAATATAGTTCCTTCCTTCTACCCGTTCTTCCTTTTTAGGAGAACAAGTGATGAAATGCGTATGCCCGAACTGGGATTTCTCTCTGCGCTCGATAACAGCCACATTCACATAGATTCTTTCAACTCCGTCTTTACACTTAATTTTCTTCATCTGCTCACGAGGTATATCAGAGAGACAGATACTTCCTGTTAAAATCATAATTTTATAGTTTATATGTTATACAAATCTTCTTTTGTTTTTAGCAAGTGATATAAGTTTTTTTCATCTATATATTTGCAAAAGTCTTTTATTATTTGAGCATTTTTCTCTTCCATCTTACTGTCTCTCAAACATTCTATCGGATTATATATTACGAAATCCGTATTTATTGTGTTCGTAACCATATAACTTTTATATCCTTTAAAATGGAATAGATCAAAATAGAAAGTGTCACAACCAAACAATTCAAGATAAAAACTCCATTGACACGATTCTGTATAATCTCTTGTGTGTGGTTGTGAATATTTGGTTTTAATGTCTCGTATCACGTTTCGATATTTGACATCAGCATATCCGTGCACATGAACAGGGAACAATCCACAATGAAAATCTTTACCTTTATGTATTTCATGTTCCGCATCCGGATATTGTTTACGGTAATAAAGGGCATTTTCCACAGCTTTCCCATTCATAAGCACTCTAAATCCATCTTGTTCCTGCTCAAATGTGTTTTCTCCAACATAAATCGCCTTCCCTGTTTCTACAATACTATGGAATACAGATCCTATCGCTGCATAAGCGTTTGGTTCTTTCTTGCCTGAAAGTGTATTTAACACTCTTTCTTCTGTGTCCCATATTGAATGCTTATCCCTGAATCGTCTGAACGCTTCTAATGAAGTAACACTGATACGATACATAATTATCTCTTTTTGAATGTGATTGAATAGGATGTTGTAGAGCTTTTTGAAGGAGCGTACAAAGTTATAATCTCGCCTGTTTCTTCATCTATATCTGTTTTTTGTTCCTTTATAGTACGAAGAAAAGATTCACGTTCCTTGAGCCTTATGTCAATGTCGTTTTTTTCCTCATTTAGCCTTTCCCATACCGGGTCACCACATCCTGTAAAGTCATATTTCACTCCTGTTTCTTTCACCTGTATCAACGCTCCACGGAATGAAGGGATTTCACCTTTTCCATACTTCCCTACTTCATTCAATACAGCTTCCCTTACATCCGAATCTTTCAAAAAATTGCTTATTGTTTCACTAAGGCTTTTCATCTGTATGACAGCATCTATCGGATTTACATCACCATCAATTACTTTTTGTACAAACATACAGGCAAGGTCCGTCTGTTCCTGCTTCGTAGATGGAATATTGTTTATCTTCAAATCATTACTCATGGCAAATTATTATTAACTTTATATTGATAAAAATTGTCAGAAATGACAGTAATATCATTCTGCGTAACTTTATAGTACTTTTCTATAAGATTGGATAACGAAAGACGTTTATTTTCAGATTTTGCTTTTTCAAGTTTCTGATAAATCCATTTCATTAAGTCCTCATCGTTAAACTTCTCTTTCGGCAGGAGTTTTCTGTTATCTTTTTCCAATTGATTATTTGACTGACATTCATTATTCAGAGAATCAGAATCTTTTGTGTCATCTATACAAAACAACCCGTTTAATGCGTACTTCCGTGCATAAGACGATGTGCTTCCTGTGATCTGGCTTGCATCCATTCCCTTCTTTGACTCGTCCTCACGTGCGTATGCCGTTGTCGTTTCCGTTTCACAATTAGCATTCTTAATGGTTGCGGTTGCCCTTACATAATATCGTGTACCAATCATTACAATTTCGTCAGAAATAGTAAGTGTGCACGACTGACTAAACAACAATGGTTTTACTGCTTCCAAAATATCCTCGCAATTACGATATTTATAATTCCCAAATTTATTATATTGATCTTTGGGCGCCTTAAGCAAACTTTGAATTGTATTAAGTTCCTTCATAATTATATTATTATATTACCAACACAAAAAAGGCAGGTCCGCAGTCCTTACAAAGTTCCGCTTCCTGCCATGATATATCTCCACTTCTTCAAGCTCATTTTCAAGAGAATCAATTTCTTCATTGATAAGTGCAATATATTCAGCCTTACTGTCAGCATTGAATGTGAGCATTACCGCTTCTTCACTCATTTGCTGAACCGTGTCAAGCTCTGAATAAAGCTTATCAAGTTCTGAATTAATAGATGATTTACACCTCATACTTTCTCCAAAAATTGCAAAGGGAGTGAATAAACAGCTTTTAACTTAGAAAATTTGACATCTGCACGCCCATCTTTAATTTTAATAATCGTGCCTATCAGCGTATCGCCAATTTCACGGACTTTATCACCTTTTTTCATAATAACTACGTTTAAATATTTGTCCGAAAGACAGGAATCGAACCTGCTTCTTGTGGGGTAATGAGACCTACATAAAGAATATGATTATTATTAAATTACCACATGCATTCCATAATGCTACTTTCGGAGGATGTTCATACCTATATTCACATACCGGCATGAACGGATAATATTACTAACTTAAAAATAGATAGAGAAAATATTAGTCACACTCTTTCAGTTCATTGTATGTCAGGACTACCAGTCTTATGCACAACAGGAAGATAATGGAAAATATAATCACAGATACGCATTTTACAGGACTTTTCGTAACTATCGCACCATAAATCATTCCTAACGAACATAAGGCGGCAAATAAAGACATGATAAAATTGGCTGTTTTCATTATATTATTTTTTTGGGAAGTTCTTGTATTCGCTTCATTATGTTAGATGCTTCATCCGCATCTACATAGCCGATTATATCATTTGTTATTGGAGTGTTATAGCAAATTCCATTATTGTCAAGAACTGCAACCTCATAAGTATCAATACCGTTGGAATAAAACAAAGTGCCTTTTAATACACTTACTCCATATCCGTTCTCAAACTGCATTATAGCATGCTTTGCGTTCATATATTCCTCACGGATAGGAGAAGGTAAGAGAAAGGCATCTTTAGCCATTTCATGTTGCTTAAAAAGCAAATCCTTGAATTGTTTTAGTTCATTCATGTCATTTAATCATAAGTTTGTTCCCCTCAACAGCTTAAACCGGTTGTTACCCCGAATCTTACGGGAGGGGATATATTAGACCTTTCAGCGATACTTGTGCCTAACCAAGCATACTTCTACGCTAAAGACAAATTGGCGTGCTGAAAGTAAATTTCATTTCAACTTCGTGGCTTTACCACCATCAGACATTTACAACCATTCGACCGTTATCGTCTTATCTTCGGTTGCTATCGGTGTCAATTCCGTTCCACTTGCACCCACCACTATCTACCATCACTGGCTTCGCTTCTGTGCCTGCGCAGAAATCATATATAATAATTGTACGGTTTTACCCATACATTATTTCTATTGTATAAATAAATATTTCAAAGAACTATTTTTTTGCTCCCTGCTCAGTTATCGCTACTGAATTCCGTTCATTCCGTCAACAGGGATAAATGTCTTTAAAGCTTAGTCAATCAACTCTTATATTATTCAATACGTCAGCCGCATTACAAAACCATTTTTTCTTTCCCTTGAAATCTATGCGAACTTTGCCCTTAGAGTATAAGTCTTCCAATCTTTTTTCTCCACCCACAAGTCTTGCTGCTGTATCCTTACAGAAGGTTACACCATACCTGTTAAGTTGGCGAGATTGGTTACTATATCTTATTTCGGCTTCGTTCATACTATTTCATTATTGTCATTTCTTTATAGCAGTAATGGTTATCTTGTTGTCCTTGCTTATATAGCAGCTATATCTTTCCACATCGTCTCTTGGATAAGACTTTGCGATTTCGTATGCCCATTGTCTCAAACTACGACATTCAAGATAGCTTCCGAGTTGGGCCGTCAAAGAAGATCCTGCTCTAATTCCCAATATGTCTTTCTTCGTGATTTTCATACTTGCTTTTATTTTCTATATTTTATGCTTAAATATTATTCGTTTAATTTGCTTTTTTAAAATCGGTTTTATATATTTGCCATCTGATGACTGGCAAGTGACTTATATAAGTCGCTCCGTTTTTATTTTGTCTTTCTTGTCTTTCTTGCTTTGATTGACAATGCAAAGATACTGAATTATTTTCAGTATACTAATGTTTTTGCTGAAAATAATTCAGTTAAAACATTAATTAACAATTCAAGATAACAAAAGATGAATATGAATAAAGCTAATTTATCAATAGCAATGAGTATTGCAGCGATTTTGCTATCCATCTATGCGGCATTCGTATGCGATAAACGCATAGAGGCTGATTGGATGGGGATTTTAGTTGGTGTACTGGCATTGTTGGTTACGGTATTGATTGGTTGGAACATATACGCATTGATTGATTTTAACAGAGCAAAGAAAGAAATGAATGTATTAAAAGAGAAAATGCGTATTGATGTTAATTCAAGCCTTGCTATTAGCTCGAATGATATGTTCATGGTATATCACTATCTATTATTGAAGAAAGATCCATTAGGACTTGAATATAGACTTATTCAAAGCGGTTTGGCTTCCTTGGTTCATTTGTCTGCTATCGGGCATATCAGAGCCTGTAATGAAGTCGTAAGGAGTTTAAAACAGTGTATAGTTAATCCAAATGAAATAATAATAAGCAAAAAGTCAAAAGATGAATTGCTATTTCTATTATCAGAAGTAAAACAATCAAGGTTGATTGACAGTTTCCAACATGTCGCTCAAATAGTGGCTTCTTTGAAAGCCCATGATTGATAGAATACATTTCATGAAGAAGATTAGATTTAGTTTCTTCTAGTATTTCAAAACCTTTTCTTAGTTCTTCTGATTCGATATGGCGTTTAGTGCTTTTTCTTTTTTTCATAATGAGTAAATTAAAAATATGAATAAAAATAAAGTCATAAATGTTTTAAATGCGGCAAAAGCCAATAATGGATTAAGCCGTGAGGAAATAGAGAGGATATGCGGAAAAGAAACGGATGTCATTGTAGGATATCTTCATTTGAAAGACGTATGTATATGGGCGACAAATGGTAGCATTATAATGTTAAAGAGAGAGAGTTCCGCATTATTGATCGATGAATTAAGACAGAAGAAAAAATCAAAATTTAGTGGAGTTATAAAATGGGTCATGGAGAATATTATAGCTCCACTGATTAAAAGTTAGATCTTCTGATACTCTATAAATTCACCGATTATAGAAGGGTGTTTTAAGTGTATAAATTTTATGAAAGAGGCTACAATCTCGTGGTTGCTTATTGTATTGACTTCAATGTGTTCACGGTAACAGTCTTGACGAAGTACATTTAGTACATCGTTGTTGATAAGCGATTGAAGCTCGTCAATCTGATGTTGTAGAGAAGCGACAAATTGAAGGTCTGACAAGTTCTGTTTCGGTTCTTGTTCAATGTAACTTACTGATTTAAATGGATTTTCCATAATTCGTTCTTTGAAATATTTACAATCGGTTACAAGGCTACGTTAAGCAGCCTTGTGTTCACGGATGAGGTTTGAAATAATGATGTATATTTTATCAAGAAAATGGTTACGTTCAGCGATTTCAAGTTTGGACTCATCACGCCTTATTTTCTTGTAACTGTGTATTGATATCTGGTATAGATAATAAAGCTGTTCATACACCTTGTGCCATACGTCTTGCTGTTTGGTATTTGTGGCGGATGCGTATTTGTTTACCAACTGACGAACTTTGTTGCGTAGCGAGATTTCGGGTAACATTTCTGACGACATTGATACCGATAACAGAAGTTTGCCATTCTCTCCCCTTTCTTGCTCTATCGCATCAAGACGCTTTTCAACATTTTCAAGTCGTTGTTCGTGTTCAAGATTTATATTTGCTTGCATCGCAAACATCTGTGCAGAGGTGAGCGGTTTTTGTTGCTCTTTTAGAGCTTTTTCCATTGCGTTGAAGGCTGCGATATAGTCCAGCTTGAATTTAAGGGCTTTCTTTCCTGTAAAACCCATCGCCAAAAGAGTAAATCCATCACGGTTCATTACGAACATTGGGTATTCTTGCCTATTTTGTTCATTAACATAAATAGTTTCAACAAACATAGGGTCAGCCGAAGTTTCGGCACACCCCTGTATAAGCTCTCTAATAGCATCTAAGACGTGCTTATGTTCTTTCCCAAACTTTTCAGCCACCAATAGGCTGTTAGTTAAAACTTGGCCGTTCTGACCTTTAAAAACTAGATCGTTCATATTGACTAATTTTATACCTCACCCTTTCTCCCAAGATAATTATTAGGAGGTGGATGAACATTGTTAAACTTCAATTATTCATTTTGTTGCTTTAATACTGGATGCTTCTCCAACATCTTTGCTTCATCTCTTATTGGTTATCGTAATACAACGCTTGGGCGCCTGTTGTTAGGTGATGGGAACAGAGCAGGTCTTGCCAATAAAAGACATACAGTATAAAACAGAAGAGCCTTTTTATCTCACGGCTGTCATTGGTTTAATCCAAAGTTCCGCACGGTGGGCACTGATATAACCGATTGTATGGATTTAATCTAACTAATAGGAAAGAAAAAATCCGTTGCTAAAGTAGCGCGGCAACGGATTTTCATATAGAAGGCTCACGTTTGAGCGATTGTTTAATCATGTGTCTGTTGCCGCGCTACTTGCAACGGGTACAAAGATACTGAAAATTATTCAGTATCCAAATAAAATACTGAAATTATGTCTGTAAAAGAACGGTTGAAAAAATATCTCGCTCATATAGGTATGAGTGAGAATGATTTTGAAGAAAAATGTGGTCTTTCAAGAGGCTTTGTAAGCAAAGATCGTGATTGCATTAGAAAAAACAATCTGCTTAAAATTCAAGAGGCTTTTTCTGATATAAATATTATATGGCTACAGACTGGGGAAGGTCAAATGTTAAATCAGACGATAGTAGAACCTACGATTATATATCATTACACAGATTTAAAGGGATTTTTAGGAATAATATCAAGTGGATATATAAGACTATCTGATTTAAGCAATGCAAACGACAGGTGTGAAGTCTTTAACAGAAGCGGATATAAATATGCAAGTTTCTGTATGGATGGTGATGTTAAAGGTTGTTTGAATCCCTGCATGTGGACGCATTATGGAGATGAATATCTTGGTATATGTATAGGATTTAATTTATCTAAGTTGAAAGAGATTAATAAGGGAAAGGGGTTTATGTCATTCCCTATACAATACAAAGGTATTGAAGAAATAAAGAATAACACGTCTGATGAGTGCGGTTTAAAATATAAATTGTCTGTATGGAACTATGAAAATGAGTACAGGTTTATTCATGAATCAAATGATATTCTTTCATCTAATTATGAATGTATTACCGAGGTATATGTACCAAAGGAGATTAATGGTAAATTTCGTGATATGATAACATCAGTTGGACTTAATGAAAAAATACATGGGATATGGTTTGTAGGCGGATTGCCAGAAGAATGTTTTATAAATGATCCATCATTAGATATGAGGAGAGAATGTATAAACCCAATAGAAGGATTCAATAATCCGATGATTATCAAATTCGAAAAAAAGAAGGATTGTAGTGAATCTGAGGGTAGAAGCAGAGCTAAAAAATATCTTGAAGAATTAAATGCCAGCGATGGTGAACGAACAAGAAATGATTTTATCGTTTTAAGTAGGAAAGAATATGATGAACTTATTAGTGAAAAAGCCGTCTTGAAACACGACGTTGATTTATTGAAAAAAAGGCTTTCTGTATACGAGCAGGATTCTGTGACCGGTGTTGCAGAGGTGAAAAAAGATGTTTAATGGAAATAGTCAGATAATATGGAAAATCAGACAGCTATAGACAGACTGAAATTGTTCGCAAAATGGGCAAGGAGTAAAGGATACGTCAAGGGAGAAACCTCTTTTGAGGCTTATTGTGGACTTTCTCCCAGATATATGTACAATTTGAAGCAGAATGGAAAAGGATGTGTAGGAAGTGATAAGATAGCCCTTGTAGCCATGAAATTCCCAATGCTCAATGTACGATGGCTTTGTACAGGAGAAGGCAGAATGGTGGAGGATGAAACCACTGCTTCGGAAGACTTCAAAAAAGCAATATGGCATATTGAAGAACTCCGTGAAGCAGTCCGAAAAATAGCCTTTTCCAATAATAAAATACATATTTGATTATCAGATATTTATATATAAAAAAAATATTATATAATAGGGCGATTGTTACAATAAATTATTTTTAGAAACAAAGCTTCATTTCATTTAAATTGTAAATGGTTATTTTACAAGCAGCATTAACACTCTGTATACCATAGAGATAGATATGATTTGAAGCACTATGTCTAGTTTAGTTTTTGTGTTGTA